CTTGACTAGCCTTGTAGATATTAGTGCCGCCAAAGTTGAGAAATGCCCCAGGAGTGGTAGCACTAGGAATGTCCGTAGGACCTGATATAATGTTGACATGATGTCCTGCCTTTCGTAAGAGTGCAGGCACATGGGTCTTCCATTGACCTGTGTACCTTGTCTCAACTGCTTCTAGATCAACGAGAAAAATTCTGCTCATTGCGTGTTCTATTGAACGGTTTGTTGCCTTGATACTGTCTGCGTGGACGTCTGCTTGACAGATAATTCTGATAAATTGTTGAATCTCTCTTGTAGAGATCTGCAGGATTAAATGGTTGCAGTTCTAATCTGCACCAATCTAGATATGCATCTAGGTCATCAAAGATCCGAACAACGTCGGGGCGGTTTTCAAAATAGGAATAATCCCGATAATTCTTAGCCATTGTAGCTTTCCTCTTAGTACTTAATAAATGAACCATTTTCTCCGTCTTCGGAGACCTCAATCCAAACCTCACGGTTGGGATACTTTTGTGAAATTTGAGCATACAAATCATCGCTCATCATCTCGCAACTTTTATAATCTAGCGACAATACACCTTGTTCGCTAGAATACAACCGTTCAAGCCACCGCTTGAACTGAATGAATTCCACATCTCTGTCGTTATGAGTAACTCCGAGCCATACACGAAAGTGAAATATATGGCGATGGGGAGTGCCAAGAAACGATACATCATAGTAATCTCCTGTAGCTAGTTTAGGATCTGTAGCGGCTGCTGGATAGCAGTGAATACCTTCTTTGCGAAAGGTTACCCAGATCATTTTGTTAGGTCTAATGTCTTGTTTAATTACCATATGCAAATATGTCCTTAAAAGTTGATGCTGTCATTGCTAATAGTTTTTCCATTTGTCCATCAGCTAGTCTAAAATCTAGCTCTGGACGCCCCTTCTTTGTTTTTTCAAAATATCCCCAGTAACCTTCATATGGAGTATATTCTAGTTCTGGAGTCTCTTTAAGTAGACTTCTTGCATGTTCGTATGCTTCTTTCAATAACTCTTGAATCTGAGGCTGATCAAAGTCGCATAAGTCTATAGCAATGATAACATCATTATCATTAGTTGTAAACCTTAATTGTTTTCGAATCTTGTTGTACACCGGTGAAAGTGGATAAGGTGTTGAAATAATATCTTCAGGTCGCATTGTTGCGACTGTTTGCGCACTAGTTGCCGTACCTTTACGGCATTTAACTTCCCAACCAATTTCGGGAATATCACAGCCAAGTCCCCTGTTAATAGAAATACCAACGTCATCTTCTAATAAATTTTCACAAGCTCTTCCAGCATCACCTCCAAAATTACTTGGCAGTTGTCTACCAAGCAAGTGATGCCGTACAATATTAAGAATAAGTGTTTCGGTAGGAGTAATCATCTTAAACTTTCCATAGTGATAATTTTTGCCAATTCTTCTCCAAGGTCTTTGTCCTCAGTAACCACGTGTAGACTGTGTTTATGTTCGTCCTTTTGACGATCGTATTTGGTAGTTTCAATGATAGTTCCACCACTAGCACTATAGATGTTTAGTCTAAATCCCTGTGATTGAATATCCGGCCCTTCATTGTCAACAGCAATACTATTGCCGTACTCTAGCTCGTCATCGTTCATTAGCCAGTTTCGAATTCTTTGTTTTAATGTTAATTTCATAGGTTGTTCTTCTAGGTATGGTCTTAGCCTGGGTCTACCGATTGATGATTTAGTCAATGCGCCTTGTAATCGATTAATAGATTTTGCAGTTGAGGCGTATGGATTGGTTGCCATTATTTAATAATCTCATCTTTGCCATATTGATCCCAACTGGTAAAACGATCTCTACCAAGTAGGTCGTGAAGGTTATGACACCACACTCCGGGATTTGTTGCTTTAAAATCTTTGTCGTCTATCTTAATTGTAGCATTATACCCTAGCTGTTGCAAATAGGGCAGTTTAACCGAAATCTGCGGAATGAACTGTTGCTTTTCTACAAGTCCACTTTCTAACAGTCCTTCGACTTCGCTGACATCTAAATCCAATGTACACCAGTAGCCTTGTTCTAAACAGACATAGATCATGTCTTCCCACATACGCCAGCTTTGAGCATCATTAACGCCTTCAGTTTTAAAACTTTGATTAGCACCAAAATAGATATGTGTGCAATCATTGTTCTGAGCCATAGTGGTAATGATCTGATCATCATGAACACCTACTACAAATAGAGTTTTCATTCCATATGCAGGAGTCTTTTCGATCTCGATACCAGTAAAAAATGTAATATCTTTGGCAACACCATCTGTATAATCACGTTTCATTCTTCAAACCCCGATGCTTTCATTTCTTGTGTACGTTTACGTTCTTGATATTCGGCTTCGTGAGCATCACATAGTGTGCGGATCCAGCCACCATCACGTCTCTTGCCAATGGCGCCACATTCTTCGCAGGCAACATCTGCCCATGCTTCAGCCATACGAACCATTCCACTGATCTCATCGTCACCGCCATCGTAGTAGAATCGCAAGCCGCCAAACTTTTCTTTGATCTGTGCCACTGTGACCTGCGGAACAGGAGTACCTTGCTTCTCTTTCCAATCAATGTGATGTTGTATATTAGCACACAACTTTTCAAGAATAGGATACCAACCTTTGTTTACTGCAAACCCACCGTACTTGCCTTCAAACATCTTAGGATAAGCTGTTTCCATCTTGTTTGCAAATGCTTCGTAATCTTCCATTACCATTTCTCCACACCAGACACTTCGACTTTAACAGTAGCAGGAAAGTCTGCAATCTCTGTATCGTAGCTTAATGTTAGTATGCTGCCAATACCCGAACCAACACTTTGTTCAAGTGTAAAATATTCTGTGCCGGCAGACTCGCAGATTTTTTTAATCTGATCTAATTCAAATATGTTCAGTCGAACCATGTTGTGCCTGTGTGTGAAGTTGTTGCTTATGCTTTAGTATAGCAATTTTATCCTTTAAGAGCAACCTTTCTTTTTTCAATTTCTCTAATTTTAGGTCTTCGAACAGGCCTGTTCTTTCCAAAGTGTCAACTTGTTTGTCCAAAGCATGATGTGCTTCTTCTAAATGTTTAATTCTCTGCTCATACATAGACATTACTCCTCGATAATTTCTGTTTCTAAACCACGAAGTTTATCATCATCTTGTTGGTCAAATAAAGGTAACCCGTCTGGACCAAGTCTTACATTGGCTGAATCTTCAACTGTGAATAACTTATTAAATTCGTTATCAGCAGGGCCGCCTTGTAAGCGAGCACCTTCAAGACTCTTCAAGAATTGTTTTGCTGAATCGATCATAGCAAATGCTTCGTCTTTTGTTTTAGTATTAAACAATTCTTCAACAAATGTACCAAAGTATAAAATCTTGTTAGGAACCCAATCGCTGTATTCGATTTCTTTCTTACCTTCAATACCTTTCATACGCCAGTCTGGTTTGAATTTAGCACATTCAATGTCCATTAATTGCTGAGCACGTTGTACTGCTTTAATATGACATTCAACATTATGTCCCATCATTAATGCATAACTGAAACTATCCCACGATGTTTTGTTTGGAATTTTACCCAGTTTGTTAAGTCTTGGAACTTTGTGATAATGTTCTGTGTTTAAATGATTAAACTTAACATTGCCAAGTTCTGCATCTGTCTTACGAACACCGTAGTCATAATATGCAATGTCGCCCATTGTTAGTCGACTTGCAAACTCGCTTTCAAACGGAAAAGGAATGTCGTGTCGTCCTGACAGACCTTTGTTATCAGGAGCCTTGTCCATAATAACACTCCAACGCTTGTTGGTATGCTGTGCGTTTGTGTATACCAGTCCGTGAGCAGTGGCAATAAACGGACTTGCACAGTCGAAACTGATTGTGAGTTCTGGATTAATGTGCTTACGCAGTTGACGTTGGATCTGTGTTAAGAAACACGACCAGTCTAACTGTGCAGTACCCAAGAAGTGAATCCAGTTCTTGCCAGTAAGCATTCCTTCATCACGCATTGTCATCAAACGCTTGAGGGTGATATCCATCTTGCACATATTGGCACCACCAAATGCCCAACCTTCAGCTTCCTTACCGGCATACTTGCCTTTAGGATCGCTGAACTCCACAACACCACGATACCATTTTTCCGCAGTATCCCAGTCTCCACCTTGCAATACGTTAAGCCATTTAGTTTGTCCTAGGCGATTCTGCAAGAAGTAGTCATTGTTAAAGCGAGTCTTGTCTAGACAGTCTTCAAATGTTTTTAATCCAGTCTTAGGACTGTGAATGTGATCACAAGCCCAAGTAGGAACGTCAAGCATCATTGACCAATCAGCAGTCAACTCTAACCATTCAAGAATCTTTTTACGAGTCTTATTGGCCTCTGCGCCTTCAAAGTTTAACCAATCAAACTTAAGAACACCTTTACCAATCTGATACCCACCAGAGTCGCCCAAGATCATTGTGTTAGGACGATCACGATCCTGTATCATTGATTCTTGAGTCATTGATTTTTCGAGATCAAGTTGTGCATGACCTGCGGAATACAAAGCATACTTATAGGTAAAGTATCCTTGATCAGCATTTAAAAAGTTCATACCTTCAATGCCACGATCAAATCCTGCAGGAATTCGATCAGTGGGTACGAATTCTTCTAGTCGCTGTTTAGCAACATAGGTACTGTAAAAAGAACTAATAGCTGGCAGGTATACCGCATAGTCCTTTTGCAGCGGAGTTAAATTAACCGGTGCTTTCATATTAGGCCGCTTGTGCTGGAATGATATATTTGTAAGTGGCAAGTCCGCTATCTAGAGTAATCTGAATAGCACCTTCGTTACTCAAAGACATCTTAGTGTTGTTAACATCTGCAATCTTAAGAATGCTCAAGATTGGCATAACTGGCCAAGTCCAGCCACGATCGAGTTTGCCTGCTACGTTTTGTGCAAAGATAAACTCACCACCGTGTGTGCTTGCGTCACCAAAGATGAACTTTAGATTGCCGCCATCTGTCTTGGCCAAGAACGTTGGATGCTCGTTGTTAGCACCTGCTTGGAAGTTGAAACGCTGTACAGCACTGACTGTAGGCTCAATTTCTACATCCCACTTGACGCCACGGAACTTAACAGTCTTCATCTTTTCGTTGATAATTTCTGTGTTCATGAAACGATAGTCGTTCTTGAAGTCGCCGTCTTTGTTTTCAAAGTGTAAGCCGGTTGGAACAGTCTCGCCATTGCGTTCTGCGGTAGTGATACTAATTTTAGCATTTTCCTTATACTCAGAACCGTCTAACAAATATTTTAATTTGTTAAGTTGTGGCATACCAAACACGCCAATCATGTCTGAGTAAGGAGCAGCAGTTTCTGCTTCCATAATAACTGAACGATCATCAGCCATTGAATTAACTGTTGTGCCTTTTTCTGTGCCTGTGACTTTAACTGTGGTTAAGAAGCCTAGGTTTTGTGTGTGTGACACGATGTCTTGTAAAATATCTTTCATTGAAAGTTCTCCTGTATATTAAGATTATATTTAGATCTAGAGTAAAAAGCAACCGCAATTTACTCAAAGTCAAACAATTTTGCAAATGTATTATCACTGCGAGTTGAACTGATGTCCCATTCCAAAACACCAATCAAGTTTTCTAACTTTTCATCGATGACTGCATTTTCCATTTCGGCATCGTTAAAAGGTAAGTCCTTAAACCATTGAGGTAGTCTAAGTTCATCTACAGGGTAGGCAACTGATGTATACCCCATTGGATTATCTTTGACCTTACAAACGATCACCTTGGCACCGTCTGTAATAGCCATTGAATATTTGTCATCCATCATACGCTTCAAAGTGTTCCAGTTAAGACTTGCTCGAACGTGTCCGGGCATGTTAGTCTTACCTGCTTTCTTTTCTTTGTCGCGGTACTCTGAAATGTTATTAGCACGTTTAGGTGATCCTTTTTCCCAACCGGGTCTAACTTTAAACTCAGTACGGAACGCAGTAATATATTCTAGTACATCTTCTTTGGTACCGTTATTTAGAACTTTGGTCAATACTTCACTTAAAAAGTCTTGAATAACCACAGGAGTATCACTACGTTTGAGATCTAATCCCATGGCCTTGATCTTGCCGGGCTTGCCGTCTATGTCTGCACGTTTGCCTTCTTTATCGTAATACAATACAGCATATCGTTTCTTTGTGATAAACAAGCCGCGACTGGCAACAATCTCCCGTCCTGCTTTGATAACTTCACCCCGAGTCTTAGGACAATGGAACGCATCTTGCATGAACTTGGGAAAGGTTGAGTTTACTTCTTCCCCAATGGTATCATATAGATCGACAACTGATTCTTTAGTCCAAGGAAGAGCTCCTTGATCAATTTCTTTTCTTAGTGTAGTGTACGCTGAGAAATAACACGAGTCTGTATCACCATAGATAATGGCTTTACCTGTATGATTGTTTTCGCCTGTGATAATTTCGTTTACCTTACCAGCCATATGCCGGGCAATGGCACGGCCAGTGAGTGTGGTGGACTGACCAATACGATTATCAAAGAAACGACAACCAGGATTAAGAATAGCACCATAGAGACTGTTGAGGTTAATCTTTTTAACAAGCTGACGTTTGTCCCAGTATTCTTCTTCAATTTTATTTCCCGCCTTTATACATTCTTTTAATTTGGCCTGCATGTCTTTACGTTCAGCATACCAACGTTTTAACAATCCAGGGATGATCCCTTCTTTTTCATAAGTGAAGATAGTACCGTTAGCTGAAAGCATCCAAGGTTGATTTGATTCAAAGATTAGATCATAGGCCTGAGCAGCACTCAGAGTATCGACTCCGCCATCTTCCCAGTCAATGATGATTTCGCGTCCAACATTTTTTTCCAGTACGGCTGCATATTCTAATGAACCAAAGATACCTTCCCATGCTGAGGCGAATGACTTTCCTTTACCAATTTCTGCTGCAATAAAGTCTTTGGTACCATCTTGACGCAATTGTCCAACAATAGTTTCTGGACCCATGTTCAAGGCACGAATCGCTGAAGGATACAACGAGTTAATATCTAAAGAACCAATCCACTCGTGAATGCCTTTCTTGGGGTAAGCAACATAGGCACCGGCAGCTTGATTGCTGAAACCTTCTTCTCGAGACACTCTGTTAGGCACAATGAATCCACGCTTGTGAGCTTCGTTGATAATGGCCTGTTCAGTGACTGCCACAGCACCCATAGTGGTCTGCAACAACACAGTACATTCATGTGCCAGTGTATTAGCAAGATCTAGAAACTTTAGTTTCTTGTCTAGTTTTTCCAACAGCATACAGTCTTGTCTGTTGTATTCAATAAACCTACGGAAGTCATTGTTGTACAGTTGATCGAGCGTACCTTCGTACACCGTCTTGTTTTCACCAATTTCCATCTCGCCGATGGCATCCAATCGATATGTGTGTCGTTCTTCATATGTGTACTTGCGATACAGTTCAAGACTGTCTAAGTGTACACGACCAATAAGGTCATAAGTGACCGCAGCTTTACCGTATTTTTCGTACTCACGCTTCTTGGGAAACTGATTCCACAAACAGAATCTACGTGTGTCTTCTTTGCTAAGAACTTTGGTCACACGGTTAACAGTATACGGAATATCGAAGCCTTCTGAGTTCCAACCACTTAGTACGTCTGCATCTTGAATTAGATCCAAGAACGTATCTAACATGTCTGCTTCGTTGTCAAACAGCATGGTATTGGGGAATTCTTCAACTTGTTTTTGTGCTTCTTCCATTGATAATGTTTTAGGAGGAATTGCCAAACACACCATGGTCTGCATCCATTGCAGATAAACAGCAATAGCGGTGATAGGCATGAATGCATCTTCAGGTGATGCATAGCCACGTTCTGGGTCAAAGTCGACCTCAATGTCAAAGAACGCTATGTTTAATTTTGGTGCGTCTTGATTAAGATAGTTGTCTTCTAGACAACGATAGATCGGGTTGATGTCACTTTCAAACAGTTTTTTGTTTGAATGAATTGCAAGTTCTTTGCGATGTTCTTTGACATTTTTAGAACTTACTCGTGAAAGAGGTTGTCCAAAAATACTTGTGAATTTACCCTTGGCATCTGGGTAATAAAATATATGTCTAGCAGGATATTCTTTGTAATGTCTATTACCTTTGTCATCACGTTCGACGACGTGAATCATATCCTGCTCTCTATTATAGAAAGCGTCTACATAACTCAAATTTTTCTCCTATGCAATTTAGGGCTTGCAAATACCAATGTGCGGTTTGTGGCCACGCCTACCTTCTTACTTTATTTAATTAATTAGCATTCTTGCTAGACCAATTGTATCAATAGTGGTTAGCAGTATATAGTTAGCCAACATGCCAAAAGATTTCCTAGTCCAAGAAGCCCAAGCATACAAAGCACAGCCAGTGATCCAAACGGGATAAAGAGCAAGAAGCGGAGGGTTTGGGACTGTAATTGCCATAGTAATACTGCAACCAATACTAATAGCCCAAGCAAGCAACTCAATAAAAAAGCGAATCCTGTTAGACTTAAAGTCATCTTGTATCCAATCAAATGTAGGTTTTAATAAATCATTCATAAAGTTAATTGTACTATCATTATTTAATATTGTCAACTGTTGAATTCTGTTGTATTAGTCTAGATAGTTCTGGAAACACTTCAGCCCAGTTTAGACCACGTCTATAGTCTATATTATTAAGTGTGTTAATCCATCTGGAGTTATTACCATTTGTACTCGTTTGAACAAATAGTCTGAGTTTATCAAACTGCTGTCCTGTGGGTATAATTTCTAGCATGGCCGCTTTAACATCAGCAGATACTGTGTCAAATGATAACGTTCCTACAGTTAGTTCTGGATTTAGTATATAGGTAGTATTATCCTGTGCAAGGCCATTGAACCAATTAACTAGATTGTCAAACTCTAGAGCATTATGTACTCCTAGATTAGGGGATATATTAATTACTAGCTGTTTATCAAATAGTGAGCCAAAGTTATCTACATTGTGAGATACTTCATCCCAACTTAATGGATAGCGTATATATTCAAACTGCGCACCTACTGCTTCAACACTACAGATTAGAGATATAGACTTACATTTGTTCCAAAGAGCTACATCTTTCTTAGTAGGCATGATGCTACAATTAGTATTGACCACTAGGCTCAATTTGTCTAACGAGCCCTGTTGTTCTTTAACTTTGGTTAAGATCCTATTGACATCTGTGCTTAGGAACGGCTCGCCCCCGTTGAAGTAAATCTGTGTTAGCTTGCTAAAGTCCACATTAAATTCTGGGTCAGATTTACGTATTTGATTAAAACTGCGAAAGTCAACGCCTACAGTATTAAACTTCTCGTCCTCTGCAGCCCAAGCACTACTCCACTGACTTCCACAGGTAATACATTTGGCATTGCATAACGGAGCAACATTATAGTGCATTGTTAACAATTCAACTTCATAGGGATCTTCCGACGGTTTAATAATACTTCTTTCTCTACGACTAGACAATCCTGCATCTTCTTTGCGCCAACAGAAGTCACAATTACTAGGTCTATTGCCTTTGTTGAACTCTTCACGTTGATTGGTTAGATATACATCTTTATGAAAATCGATTACAGATGTTGCTGGTCCTGTTTGGTTAACACAACAGGCGCTTATCTTGGCTTGGTTATTAGATTCGGCAGAAACATACAGTCCCTTATAAATTGCCGCACAATAATTAGATTGAGTCAATTTATGCCTAGTTATTCAGGCAGGCGTTTAGTCACACCGAGAATCATTTCGATGTCATTCCATTCTTGTTCGTGATCTTTCCAGTTGTCTTTATGTGCAATAGCAATTGCTTTGTTAATAACTGATGGTTTGATTTGTAATTCTTCTGCAACAGCTTTAACAGTTTCTTTAAGGCCCTCTTTGAGATCTTCTAATTCACGCAACACATTTCCGCCTTCGTTGATAAGACGTTCTAGTTTTGCTTTTTCTTCGGGACCGTACATTCTAGTTGACATAATTTTCTCCTATACAGCTATTATATAGTCAAAGAAAAAGCCGGTCAACTAAATTGCCGGCTTTTGAGTGCGATTGGTTAAATTACTTTTGGTCTTCGCTTAGTACATCGTACATTTCGAATACGCCACCCATACGCTCATATACCATACCTGCATACACATCGGCTTTTAGGCCTTCACCAATTTTTTGTTTGGCAACACGTTGAGCCCAAGAAAACAATTCTTGATCAACTGCATCAATTTGTTGTTGTCCACCACTCTCTTGCACAAGTTTGATCATGTCTTTGAATGATAAAATGTTTTCAATTGATTCTTTAACAGGACGCTTCTTGCCTTTTGGCATCATCTTGCTTTCGTCAGTTTTCTTTTTGTCAGCTTCTGCTGCCTTGCCGCTATAGTTCTTACCAGCTGTATGCTTGACACCAGTGGCAGTTTTTTCAATTGTGCCGCCTGTGGAAGACTTTTTCTTATCACCAGTTTTCATTTCAGCAGCTTCTTCAACTGATTCTTTCTTACCAAAGTACTTGGCTTGAGCAGCACTCATACCTTTCTTGCCGTCTTTCTTGTCTCCGCCTTTGTCACCGGCAGCTTTTTTCATTGGCTCTTTCTTGTCACCGTCTTTGTCCATGTCTAGAAAGTCTGGCTTAGCACCTTCGTCCATGATCTTGGCCATTTTCTTTTTCTTGTCTTCTTTTTTCTTCTTGGCATCAGCTTCGCTTTCTTCTTTAGCCGCTTCCACCATCTTCATGAACTTAGATTTGAATTGTGGCTCAATGCTTTCTTTTTTGGCTTTCTTAGCTTTTGGCTCGTCATCACTGTCGTCATCTTTAGGAGCCTTATCGCCACCATAGTTCTTGCCAGCTGTGTGCTTGATACCAGTAGCTGTCTTTTCAATAGTGCCACCTGTAGAACTAGCCTTTTTGTCGCCAACTTTCATTTCTTCTTTGACATCTTCTTCGGCCTTTTTCTTGGCTTCTGCAACGTATGTAGAACGACCACTTAGTACACGCAATTGTGCATCTTCGTTTAGTTGAACAGCTTTATCCAATTTAGGAGCAGCAGGAGTCTGTGGAGGTGCTTCCATGCTGTCTAGTTTGCTGATGATTGATTTAAAATCCATTTTTATCTTCCTTGATATTTTTTCTCTAGCCACTGTTCGCACAGATTGCTTTTAATTTGGTACTGCGTTGATTCTTCAAATTCTCTAGGACCTTGATTAACAGCACCATGTGCTTGAGATTCGTAATCCATCTTCTCGTGAACAGAATTTAAATGATCGTTGGCCACAGAGATATAACTGCTGATCCAACCATCTAACTCGTCGCCTTCTTTGATCATACGATAAATGGCCATAGCATTTTTAGCTATCTGAGCTAGTTCTGCTTTTGCCATTTCTGCTTCGTGATCGGGTTTTTTAAAGTCCATACTATATTTATCTTCTTAATATACTTTCGCGAGGCTTCTTTGCCTTGGGTTTTTTGGCAGATTTCTGCTGATAACTACCCCCAAAAAGAGTACCCACGCCCGCTCCAGAACCGTTCTTAATAAAGGTAGCAACATCTCCTGCACCCATACCTGACGCTGTCTCGAACAATTCTTTTAGTTTCATACTATTATTTATAGTTAAGTAGCGCCGCCTACTAGGTCGCCCTGTTTAGCGGGCTTATTTGCCTTGGGACCTTTGTTGCGCCACTGCCCTGCTGGGCCTTCTTTGTGCCCAACTTTTGCTCCCGCAAAGGGAATCTTGCGTTTTTCAGAAATAAATTCGTGAGCTCTCATTTCTTTTTAGCCCTTCCAGCTTTCATGTTGGCCAGCCAGTGTGCTAGTTGTCCTTTGCGTCCGCCCTGTTTGGCAGTTTTTCGTAGACTACTCACTGATCCTTTAGTATTAATGCCATGACGTTTTGAATCGCCTTTGTCCTGCGGATTCTTACCATCAGCAAAGTTTTCATCCACGGTTTCTTTGTAAGGACGTACCCAGGTAAATCTAGTACTTGCCGGAACCCATTTAAGTCCAAGACCTTTGTTGCCTTTGGCAGGATCAGTATCAATCAACAGCCAGTTTTTTTCATCGCTAAACGGTACGCTGTGTTGTTTTTTTAATATGCGAACAATTTTTCCGCCGTCTTCAATTTTTCCCATCATGGCATCTTCATTGAATTCTGACCCCTGTAGTTTAACACCCACAATGTCTTGTACCAGTTTCCAAGCCAAGCCCTTCTTGCCTTTCTCTAGCAGTTGCTTGAACATGGTTTTTTGTTCTTCATCGGCCATACTAAAAAACTTGGCCAACTCCATCATGCCGATGTTGCCAGGGTATGAGGCTTCATGATTTATACTTTCGCCACCGCCACCCCCGTCGCCGCCACCTTCGGATCCACTGTCTCCGCTGTAGCCAGCATAGTATCCGTAGCCGCCGTAAGGGCCCGGACCGTAGGCAGCATACCGAGGTCTACGCTTACGTTTTTTCTTTTCGACTACAAACTCTTGCGCTCTCATATCAGCAGTTCCAACGACGCCTTGCTTTACATATTGCCTTGTCAGGAGTTTTTGAACAGCTGATATTATGCATTTTCTGTTGTCCGGCTGATCTAGAACAATAGCTTGATCGGCGCTTGCTGGCCTTTGAACCTTTCTTTAATTTGCCGGGCTTAGTTGTCACCGCAGTCTTTAATTTTGACCCTGGATTTTCTCTACGATAGGCATTGACAGCTTTCTTGCTCATACCGTCAGTCTTGTCTCGCTTGTTGGCCTTTTGCCAATCTTCGTTGACCATCTCTGATGTTACTGCAAACACATATAGCTCATCATCTGTAAGGGTTGATAAATCTTCCCATACAAGGTCAACGTCAACGGCATGTTGCTCTGCAATCTGTTCAATGATGTTTTCAATCATGTCAAATTCTTGGTGTAAGCCTTCCGTCACACCTTGCTTTTTCTTTTTGGCAATAGCAATAGCTGCCTGCTGTGCTGGTGAACCTGCTTCTTTAATCTTTTCGCAGTCGTTGACACGCTTGCCTTTATTCTTGCCCGTGCCAGGTTGTGTGCCAACTTTTCTATGACCAGGCCAGCAGTTCTTTGGCCCTGCTACACCTTCGATTAAAATTTCTGTTATCTTCATAATATAATCTCACACTGGTGAATAGGGATTTCTATAACGATCGTGGCCATCGTCTTCTGGATACACTGGATACTGGTTGGGGTTCATACTGAAAAACTGCTCCCGCATCCGCAAGTTGATTGGGCATTAGGGTTGCTAATGACAAACTGACTGCCCATTGCTTCTTCTTTATAATCAATAACTGCACCTTGCAAGTATTGCATACTCATCGCATCGACAAATACGTTGTACTGTTCGTTGATGGGAAATTCAAAATCGTCTTCGTTCTTTTCTTCATCAAAGGTAAAGCCATAGCTAAAGCCACTGCATCCGCCGCCTTGTACAAAGGTGCGCAATGCCAGCTTAGGATTATTTTCTTCTAGCAGCAGATCTATAATCTTTAATTTTGCTGATTCTGTTATCTCAACCATTTATTTTCCTACCTTTTTTTCGCCTGTTAGATATGGTTTTGAAAACCATAACTGAAACCATTCCGGTGAACCGGGTCTAATATCATGCTTGCGTTCAAGTTCTTGATTGGTCATACCTGTAATACTGATATTGCTGCCGCCGTATGGCTGTAGACCTTTGAACTCAGTAATGCCTGCTAGACGCTTGATATCAGCAAGTTCGTCCATTATAGAGACCACCATTTACCTGCACCAAATGCTTTATCAGCGCCATCTTTCTGCATATCAAATGATCGGCCGCTAGTTGAATACTTGGCTTTTGCCCACTTGCCTGACTTAGTTTTCTTGACACCGTACATTCCAGCATCATCTTCCTGTCCAGGCTGTACATTGTAGAAATAATAACCTTTTAGTACTGGCCTGTCTTGAGGTGCTTGGTACGGACGATTAGGTTCACTAGGATATTCGTCGTTAGCACCGCCATCTTGTTGATATGCTAACGAGTCTTTCTTACCCATGCCACTTACGCTAGCACGATAGTCTCTATCGTAGGCAGACGGACTACCTGGCTTGGTGTACATACCGGCCTCCGCCACACCTTGCTGTCTATGTTTCTTAAGATCGTTGTCAAACTGTTTGCTAGTAGCTTTATTAATGCCACTAAACCGTTTGTCGCCACGAGCGTACTTTCCGTCTGCATCTGACTGTTTGGCATCCGCATAGGCTGCCTTTTTATATTGTGCTAGCTTTTCAGTAGACAATTCTTTTAATGAGCCTTCTGACATATTCTTCAATAGCTCTTTTGCTTTTTCAACACTAACCATTGGTCTTGGATGCTTACCGTCTACTACAGACTGTAGATACTCTTTACTAAATCCTTTAGGTGCTTCTGCTTTTGCAGGAGCAACATCGGTTGCTTGTTGCGTTGCAATAGGTTTGCCGGTTAATCGATTGATACTAGGATCTTGATCTCCAGAAACTCTAGCATGAGCCCCACCAGCTCCGAATGCCATTGCACCAGCAAGTCCTGCGGCTGCAACCTTATCTTTCCAGCCTTCCTCTACACTTTCTGCGTACTCTTTATTCTTGTGTTTGACATCACCTTGTTTTTCAGCTTTCTTTTTATCCTTGTGCTGGCCAGCACCGCCCATCTTGGCGTTCTTGGCTACAAAGTTTCTAGGCTTTGATTCTTTTTTAAGTTCTATAATAAATTCTTTTGCTTTCATGATTATCCCTTTATTACCCGTTTTAATTAATTATCGTCTTTGGGTTTTACACGTTCAAGACTAAAATCATAAAATTTAATACCCTTAGACTTTAAGAATTTTTCAAGGGCTTGGGAAGCCTCTTTTGGAGACTTGTATTGTGTTCCTAAATTGATGTCTTTGGATATTTCTTTTCCGTTAACCTCAAATGTCACATGTGCAACTATGTCTGGAAGATAATCTTCTCCTGAACTTTGAGCATACACACCGCCACTACCTAGTGCAGCGGCTCCTGCTAATGTAGCACCAGCAACTTTACTTTTCCATCCTTCGGGCACAGTTTCTTGTTTTAACCAAGGCTCAAGTCCTTGCCTAACTGCAGAAAATACTTCCTCAGCATCACCACTTAGTCCTGCTGGTAATCCTGTTTTAAATGTGTCGATGTCACCAGCAATTGCAGCAGCTCGCATTTTGCTTGCGCTCATGCCTTCGGCACCTTCTGCATCGGGATCCCTAGCACCGCTTGATACAATCTTAATTGATTTGAGATTATAATCAACCCCGTTTTGTTTATTGAACAATTCTGTAAAACTTGGCACACGGTCCGAGCCGCATACAAAGACCACATTCTCAAAGCCCTGTTTTTCTAAATACTGAAGAATACCTATGGCTGTGCTTACAGATGTATCTCCGATATCGATATTAGGAAATGCCTGCTGGATAAATCCCAGTTTGATATCAAAGGGTAGTGGGTTTTCTAATCTTGTTTGATTTTTGCCAGTTGCCTTATGAGTTTGAGAAACAAATAAAAAATGAGCATCTGCTTTTTGTTTTAGGATAGCTTCGACTACCTTCTGGTGACCGATCGTAGGTGGGTTCATTCTACCAAACGCTACGGCAGCAGTTTTTCCCGATTGCTCAAATAATTCTAGAAGCTTCATTTATCGTAGTCGCCTCTTTCCATAAACTTTTCTTGTTGTGTGACTATTTGTTTAGCCAACTCCTCTAGTTTTTCTTTAGGGAACTTTTCTTTGTAATCTTCAACTTCGTACTTTTCGCAATAGCTTTCTAAGCAGCCTTCTAGTGAACGAACGTAAATTTTGTAAGCATTAGGGTTGCCACGATGCTCTTTATGGCGTTTAACCGCAGGGAAAAAATGCTTGTTCAGCATTTGATCGTTATTATCCATATAGAATTTGAGATCGCCGATCCAATCTATGTCAGGCTGTTCGTCTTTTGGTGCGCCCATAGGGCTAAACATTTCTTTCAATAGCATATAATACGATTCCGTAAGGTCATACTATATTTATCGAATGATATCAGTTAATAATTATATCGGATTTCTGTAATAGTACCGTTCTGTACATTGTATGCAGCACGTAGCCATACAAAATTCCCGGTAAAATTAATAGAATTTGTAGTAGTCCATGCAGAACTATCAGAACCAAGCCCTATATCTGTACCATCTATATCAAACCAATCGGTGTCAGCTGGGTATAAAGCCAGTGTGCCTTGAAGTTTTACTGAGCCAATAAAAGCATTAACCGTGTAGACAGCAGTGTGCAACCCATCACCTTGACGATGATATCCAGCACCCGGTTGTTTATTGCTGTATGTATACGTGGAATCAGGTGCTTCGGCTGTGATGTTCGATAACAGAACTATAGTTTCAGTGGACATGTCTTATTTATCGACTACAACGTATTCATATACCTTGCCTATAGCTTCTCCGCTGCGCATTTGTAGCATCAGCAAGGTTGATGCGTCTTCGACCAATAGATACCTACGATCCCAGTTCCATTCAGTTTTAATAAACCACTCTTTTACAATGGGAGTAAGCCTAACTTTGTCTCCCTGCATTTCTACCCATTGGATATATTTGTGTTTAGCATCAATATCACCTTTCATTTTGTGGGGTTTAAGGAATGCTTTGTATTGATATTTTTTATGTGGTAGATTTTTAACTATAATGGTATACTGATTTTTTAATAATTCTAAGTTATCTTCTTCTGGTTCAAAATTTTGTACCAAGATACTAGCAAATTTTTTGCAAAATTGTTCATAGAGACTTTTACTATTGGTATAAAAATCAAATTGATTAGTTTCTATACGCTTAGTCCATTCCTCTGCAGGTATTGGTTCTAAGAATTTAAACAACTTTGTCAACAAACTTGCATTAGTATGTGCTTTAACAATTAAACTGTGTCTGTACGAGTTGTCAGGCATAGGCATATTTAAAAATGCTATTGCTTCGGGAGGAGATTTAGATCTCAGTATGGCTACTCCCGGAGCATGAACGGAAACCTTGTATAACCACTTGCCGTAAAACTTACGGTTAGTTGTCTTGGTTTTCTGTATTTTCTGATACATCTTGTACTACCTCAGTTGGTGTTCCTCGTTTAATTGCCCGTTTTTGTTCCTTAGTTAGAAACGGCCCGATATCAAAATTTAAATCTCCGTTAACAACTGAAACTGCAATATTACCGCCGTTTTGCAATTCACCAAACAGCACTTTACGACTTAATGGCGATTTAATCTTGTTATCAATCAATCGAGCCAACGGCCTAGCACCCATCTTTTTATCGAAACCGTTATTGGATAACCAATTTATTGCATCTGCATTTAGAGTAATTTCGATATTCTTATCTTTCAACTGACTGTTTAATTCAGCAATAAACTTTTTAACAATTTGTGATACAACAGATTGTGAAAGTTTAGAGAATTTGATAACAGCATCTAATCGATTGCGGAATTCAGGAGCAAAGAACTTTTTAAGTGCTTTATCATCCTCTCCGTCTTTATCTAAATCACCAAAGCCAATGGTGTTATTCTCATTGTCCCTAGCACCTAGATTTGAAGTCATAACAAGAATACAATTGCGGCCGTCTGCTTGTTTGCCGTTAGATCCAGTCACAAACCCGTTGTCCATAAAGCCTAACAAAATATTTGAAACATCTGGATGAGCTTTTTCAATTTCGTCTAGCAACAAGATACAATTAGGCATTTCTTGTAGTTTAGTAATTAGTTGCCCCGCATTATCTTCATAACCCACGTAGCCCGGAGGAGCGCCAATTAATCTAGCAACACTGTGCTTTTCTTGATATTCGCTCATATCGAATCGTATTAACGGCATTGACATTTTTTCAGAAAGCTGTTTTGCTGTTTCTGTTTTGCCGCAGCCAGTAGGGCCAAGGAACAAGAAGCTGCCAATAGGTTTATTAGGCTGTTTCATACCTGCTTGTGCTACAAAGATTTTATCTAGTAATGTATCTACTGCGCCATCTTGACCGTAAACAGCAGACTTCATTCCGCTTTCTAGTTCTGCTAGATTTTTACTTTCTTTTTGTGCTACCATTTCTAAAGGCATATTGATCATCTTAGAAAGTTCATAGGTAATTTGTTCAACATCGACTAGTTGTTCAACTCCTTCCATTTCTGGATCGTCTTTTAATTTATAACGTGCTGCGGCACAGTCGATAATGTCAATGGCCTTATCGGGCAACTTCTTGTCTGCCATATATTTAACAGACAGCTTTACGGCTTGATCAATAGCAGCATCTGTAATTTTAACATTGTGATGCCGCTCGTAGTATTTTCTAATACCCTTAACAATCTTAACACTTAACTCTGGTGTAGGCTCATCGATAGTGACACGTTGGAATCGACGCATGAGCGCACGATCCTTTTCAAAGTGCTTGCGATATTCTTCCCAAGTAGTTGATGCAATTAATTTAATAATACCTTTGGTAAGAATAGGCTTTAACATATTGGCCATATCGTTGCTGCTGTTATTAGCAGCGCCAGCGCCTTGCATCATATGTGCTTCATCAATAAACAATATGATCTTGCCTTTCTTTTCTAATGCTGCTAATACAGCTTTGATGCGTTCTTCAAAGTCACCACGATACTTAGAACCTGCAAGTAGGGCACTGATATCTAGTGTATAGACTTGATGGTCTTGAATAAACTTAGGAACTTTCTTTTCAAAGATTTTACGTGCAAGTCCCTCTGCAATAGCAGTTTTACCTACACCCGGTTCTCCAACCATCAGGACATTACACTTACTACGCCGAGCTAGAATCAATTGAATATTTTCAAGTTCCTCTTCCCGCCCAATAACGGGATCTATTTTACGTTGTTTAGCCTGTAGGCTAAGATTAGTACAGAATTGATTAATGATTCTTTCCATCTGATTATTATTGGTTACCTGCATTGGTGGATGGTCTTCTTCATCAATAACGATATTTTCTTGGAAGTATTTAACAAATTTGTCTTTGGTTAGTCCACCTTTTGTTAAAAAGTAAAAACTAAAACTATTTTTCTCGCTGAGTACGCTGATAATAATATCAGCAACTTCCATCTTTTGCCGCCCGCTAAACAGCACTTGAGTAAAGCAGCGATTCAGTACACGTTCTACAGAACTGGTCTTTTTAGGTTTATGGTCTGTTTCATTAACAATAATTTCTTTAAGATTATTTTTTATATAATGATCTAGATTTGTTTTAATAAAATTAGCATCAGCACCATAGTTTTCTATGATTTGGTATGATTCTTGATCACACATGATACTGTAAACAAGATGTTCGATTGTGATGTATTCATGTTGCATGTCTTTAGCAACTGACACAGCATTATCAAAAATCTGTTGTAAATTTTGGCTCGGTTCGATCATTATTTCCTTTTCCTTAACTTCTTCATAGCTAATTGTAATCTCATAGGTGATACTTTGTCAACAAAACACACACCATTTAGATGATCTAATTCATGTTGAAAACATCTAGCAATTAAGCCAGACATCTCAACGGTATGTGTATTACTGTCACAGTCTTGATATTCTGCAACAATGTTTGTAGGTCTTTTAACTTTTAACCATAGGTCAGGATAGCTTAGGCATCCTTCTTCAGTTAAATCTTCTTCAGAGCCGGCACTTATAATTTTAGGATTAAATGCAGCAAAGGGAAAGGGGAATCCTTCAATATTGTTGCTGCCCATGGTAAACACACGTTTAGTTATACCGATCTGATTGGCAGCAAGTCCAATGCCTTTATTTGCCACCATAAAATTTATCATAGCATCTTCAAGCTCTCGAGCCTGAGCAATTGACTCGGACGTATCAAATAGCCATTCAGTGCTTGTTTGCGATAGGCTGTTATAGGGTCCTAATTTAAATTCCATTCTTTAGATTCTCTATTGTCGTGATCTGAGTTACAGTTAGATTCCTGGGAACGACCACTTTAATTTTAAGTAGCAAGTTGCCTCGATATCTGTTGCGCATATTTGGCACGCCTTCGTTCCTACAGCTCAGCACAGTCTCTGGCTGTGTTCCGGCCGGGATAGTGATATTTAAATTCTTACCGTCCAGTGTTTGTAAAGTTAAATTACATCCCAACAAGGCATCCCATACTGATATATCTTTTTCTACAAGTAAAGAATCCCCGTCTCTTCTAAAGATAGGATGAGGAGCAACTCGTATGTTAACAATTAGATCGCCGGGTGGTATACCTGGGATTGCATTATCGCCCATACCCTGGTATCTGATCTGCTGGCCGCCTTCGATACCTGCCGGAATACTGATGTTAATAATCTTCTTCTTGCCACTAGGTACGGCAAGTTCGGCCTCTAGTTCTTTGCCGTTAAGTACATCTTCTAGTGATAGATCCACATTGATGTTGATCGTTTTATTTCTTTGAGGCTGGCGTCCACCAAATCCAAACGGACCGCCACCCCCAAATCCAAAGTTGCTAAAGACATCTTCAAAATTGCCACTGTTAAAGTGGAATTCAAATGGTCCCTGTTGATGTCGGCCTCCACCAGCCTGTTGAGTCTTGGGATCAACACCCATATCTACCATTTGTTTTTTCTGGGGGTCGCTGAGTATTTCGTAGGCTTCGGAAACCTGTTTAAATGTTTTTTCATCACCCCCACGATCGGGGTGATGTTTCATTGCCATTTTTCGATATGCTTTTTTGATATCGTCTTCAGAGGCGTTTCTTTGTAAACCAAGAGTTGAATAGTAGTTCATGTTTATATTATATACGAAAAGTAAGGCTGCGTCAAGCAGCCTTATATTTAATACCTAAACTAGATTGCTATTATTTTTTCTTAACATCCTCGGGCTTGGTGCCTTCGTGTTTTTTGTGTGCTTTAACTTCTTTGCAGTCTTGTTTTGGTGCCTTAGTTTTTGGATCAATAACGGGTTTACCGTCTTTACCTTGAACGTCTACACAGACTTTTCTAGTCTTGGGAGCATCATCTTCGGCATATGCTGATACTTGATATCCTACAAAACTCCAAATAATAATGCTTAATGCAATTAAAAACTTTTTCATAATAGTTCCTTTAAATTTGTGGTTGCTCTGGTTGCATGGGTGCCGGCTTGCCGCCAAACCCTGCTACTACTTGACCTGTTGCTGGTGCGCCGAATCCGCCGGATGCTGCCACTGGGGTTGTGCCCCAACTTGGTGCTGGCGCAAAACTTGTGTTTGGTGCTGGTGAATTAAAACCGCTGGAGTTGCCGAAGCCTCCTGATTGCGGTTGGCCAAATGTTGAAGGCCCGCTCGCAAATCCTGTTGCTGGTGTTTGTATTCCGCCATTGTTTGCTCCTCCTAGTTTTTCTTGTGTACGACCAAATGCCGCAATACCTAAAACTGCACCCATTGCAATGTGGAATAATCCAGCACCTTGTAGCGTTAGTGGATTCCATTGTGTAATAGGACTATGAGTCATTGTTTGTAATAGACTCCATAAGATTGGAAATATAACCATGTCCATCATACAGACAACCATATACATCCAACCCATCATTGGACGCCATTTTGAGTTCATCCAATCTTCTTTCTTTTGTTCGCTTGCGCTTTTTACTGCTTCGCTCATTTTTCGCTCCTATTTAATTTTTACATTCCTAACTTCTCTAACTTGGAAATATAGTTTGCCATCATGTGATCAAAAACGCCAATATACTTTTGACCCTTGGCTCTGGCTCGCAATCTGCTACGGACCATGTCTTTTACCTGTTGCCAAGGAGTCAAGTCTCTAAACTCACCATTGAAGTTCATATACTTGTGTGTTCCGTGGTGTGTAAATCCCATCAACATAAAAGGAACTTTGGTCACATCATCGCAGTTGTTCTGTACTCTATAATGGTCAACAAACACACTGTCAACAAACTCTTTATTGCCCACTCTCGGTGAACCAAATGTTACCAATGCCGTTACACGATCCTGCATACGACTAGCAGCAATAGTTGCCATGGCAGCACCAAGACTGTGTCCAGTTACATATATATTACCTGGATTGTCTGTTAACGCTTTAGAGATACTGGGCCATAGTTTGTTTATCTCACCTTTGAAGCCAACGTGTACCTTGCCACCACAGGCTTCAATATTCTTACCGGCTTTTAAGTCTGCCAATACATCTGACTTCTGTGTCACTTCGGTACCTCTAAAGGACAATACTGTTATTGTGCCATTAGTTAACAGGTATGCCTGTGCGCCATCGATGTCAAAGAATTGAACAATGGTATAGCCCAGTGCTTTAAACTTAGCTTTAGAGTCTTTAGGATTGTCGTAGGTAGTTTGCGCTATGTTGGCAAACTCTAATAGTAGTTGTGTTTTCATTTTTAAAACCAAAGGTATAAGCCGTTTAGACTTAGCAGTATACCAAAACCGGCTACTACAAAGCTACCCCAAAACATTCCCATACTAACGGCTAAAATGCTTGCTGATAGAACAACAATGGCCAACTGATATGCCGTATTAGCATATGCAATCCAGGGACTAGACTTCTTAGCTTCTTCACGAACTGCTTCCATTTCTCTTGCCTTAGCAGCAAGCTCTTTCTTGTCACTGTCCATGCGCTCTTTTTCAGCTTGGAATTCTGCACGTAGTTTTGTATCAGCTGTAGTTTTTGCAGCAATTTCATAGCTTACACCACGACCTGCTTTAGCTTGGTATTGTGCCCATGTGTTGTTAGCACCTAGTGTATTGTTTAATACTGTGCTAGATAGTTTACCACCGTACCAACTGTTAACTGCTAGTAACAATGCAAATATGCTAATAACCATACCTGCTTTGTCTTTTAATTTTGCTTCACGTTCGCTACGTGATCCAACTGGAGGCTTAGGAGCGTTGAGATCTTTGGGTTGTTTGGTTACTAGGTTTAATACTGAATCAATCAAGGACATGATTACTTCTTCCCAACATTGCTGGTTTGTTTCTCTTTGTGCTTTTCTAACTCTTGCACACGCCATACCAATGTGTCCAGCACTGCTTTGTTGGCACCGCTTCTTGCTAGTGCTTCTGTGTTGGCCTGCATGAAGTCTTGGCGTAGTTTTTCACGAGCCAGTTCAGCACCCATGTTTGGTGCTTGTTTGTTGTCTGATGTCACCACCAACTGCATCTTGCTTTCAAGAATGGTCAACTGTGTATTAACATGACTCAGCGCATTCATCAAGTACACCACACAGGCAAACATGATGGGTAACACAGCAAATGTTACCTTTTCGATCAGTGCGCCCTTGGCTTCGCCAGCACTCATCTTTTCTTTGATTTGTTCCAATTCCATGGTTTTCGCTCCTTTTGGATTATGTACTACTATTTAACACTTTCGAAGATTTTCTTCTGCTCCCTGTACCATTCTTGCCACGCCCTTAATTTTTCTGCGTTTTCGTGGCAGGCCCCGTAGTTTTCAACGACTCTGTCGAGGAGCCTACTGGCTTCAACTCCGCTGGGGGTTCCATCAGTTGCGGCGGCACGCTCGGGAACTTCATTACGACTGGCGCTGTCGTGCAAGCTGACAGTAGACCGAGGCAAAGTACACTGAGCATCCAACTGCTTGCCCGCAACTTCTTTGATGATTTCTCTGTTAACATATACATTTTCCTTAATGACTTTGACTTTTGTAACTATTTTAGTTTCGATAACTGTGTTGACCTGTTGACTTTTTTCTTCGGCAACCTTAACTTTTGCTTCTAGTTCTGCTACACGTTCGCGCCACACCATTTCAGTTCCATAGCTACCAAACATATAGGAACCTATAACTAGAAATACAATACCAAATAGCTCTGCCGGAAGTTTGTATTGGCCCATCATGGGAATCCAAGGAACCAACTTGCTAGCCGAGTATAACACAACACCTATTCCGAACAGAATATAGGTAATCCAAATAAAAAGACTATCAGGAATAATACCGAACAGCCATCCTATCAGGGTCATTATGCTGCTCCAAATATGTGTAATGCGTGTTCGTAATGCTTGATGCGATCTTCTAGACCAATGGTGCCACCGTTGATACGTTTGGTCATTGTTAAAATATCACCACTATCTGCGTACTGATTTAGTTTGTTTTGTTCCCAGAAAAAACAGGCTGACTGCACAGCGCCTTCGAATGTCTGTAGGTATTCGCTGGCTTCTTCTACAGGAATGTCTAGCGATCCTGCAAAGAATGTGTAGTTGTTCTTGCCAGTCAACTGAATAAGCCCACGACCGCAGTACTTAAATCCATCGCCTGATGCTTCTGAGCCATTGCCCATACGATTAGCATACACTCGATTGGCAATCATTTCGCCCTTGCCAGCATACTGAGCAGCAATGGCATCGTCTGGAAAATACTTGGGAAACACTCTGCGTAGGCTTGCTGCCTTGTAGTTTAGGTTTTCTTTTAGGAAAACAAAACCACCGCTTTCGTGAGCGCACTGTGCTAGGAAAGCAGCCACACGTTGTGGAGTTGTGATATCGTACTCTGGTAGTATATTGTCTAATGCTTCAAACCATTGATCCACATAGGAATTCTTGGGAATCATTTCTTTCAGTTGGTCTTTTGTAAAATCGAATGTAAAGCTCATTAATCTATCCTTTGTAATAGCATTGCTTGACCGTTGTTGTCAAACATAAATTTGTCGCCTACCTTGTTGATATTGTAGTCGCCTAGTACTTTGGTTAACCAAAATATTTCGCTAGTAGAAACATCATCCATTGTGATAGGATCTACTACACCTTCTAGAATAGAATCGGTAGCAGCTTCTTTAACCATACGCAGTTTGACCTGTCGGTCAAAAGGTTTGTGAATGGTGATAATATCACCGTCTAGTGTTAGATCGTCCATTAGAGTCTTGTTGAAGAAACGTTTGATTCCTTCAGTACGCATCTTGCTCATTAGTCCATCATAGGCACCTGGCGATGGTGGAATAACTGATTTAAGAGTTTCTTCTGATACCTGAAACTTCTTGCCGTCTTTGTGATAGCGGAATTCCCAATCACCAATACCTGTTAGTTTTTTAATACCGTAGGTTAGTTCTTTGATCTGTTCAGCAAGGTCTTTGGTTCTTGACAATTCAACAAATACACTATACTCGCCATTGGTATTCTCGCCACTGCTGACATCGGCATCTAGCACAAAGTCGTAGCCCTTCTCGATAAACTCCATGAGATCCTTTGCAGGATTTCTATCAAGCACAGTGAATGTTAATACACATACGTCACGGTCCTCGCCCATCTTTGATCGAAAGGTATCTACTTCAAAAGTTTTATTAACCATTTCGGCTAGGTCCATTGGACGTAGTCCTTCATTAAGCTGTTGGCTGTGCGGCATCTGCGGCTCCTTCTGCAGGCGCAGTAGCTTCTGGTTGAGCTGCTACTACTCCATTTTGATTTAGTATATCTTCTACTTTATTTGCATCGAGATTTTTATAACCACGATTGATGTCGTTCATTAATTTCTTGGGCATGGAAATTTTTACCATCCACACAGGCTCATGATCAATCTTGCCTTTCTTTGTACCAGGACGAACATCATCTGGGGTTTTAATTTTACGCACTTTAGAAATGCTGCTTTCAGCGTACTGAACTTTGCAACCGTAGTCTAATAGGCGCTTGCCGCCTTGCGGCTCAGGCATCTTTTCTTCGGGCCACATGAATGTACACTCTACAAAGTAGCGTGATTCTTTGGGTCCGGCAACTAGCTCACCGTCAATCCAGTTTTCATAAACATAGACATCTAACTCGTCTACAACACGCTCAAAATCTTTAAGCATGTTCAAGCTGTTATTAGACCCGTAAAGCTGTTCTATATTTTGTATAATATCTTTAATATCGGCCATGATTTCTCCTAATTGTATTTATCGTCAAAATACAAACATAACACATAACTTTTAGATCCTGGAGTTAAATACTTGTGTGTTCGTACACGGACACGTCGGTTAAAAGGTCCGTGCCTAACACATAACAAGGAGGGCTAACCTTATATGAAGCGTAAAAGAGCAGCAGTAGCACTGAAAGCTAATCAATATCACCAAGAGTCTAACGTAATTAAAATAGTAGATACAACATCCTACAAAAAACGTCCAAGAGTTCAAATATATCCCAAAAACCTTAATCAAGAAAATTACCTGTTAAAGCTAAACGATTCAACTAAAATGATCGTATTTGCTACAGGTCCAGCCGGCACGGGTAAAACCATGTTAGCTGTACAATGGGCGGTGGATCAACTCAAGTACGGTGAAGTTGATAAAATTATAATTACCAGACCAGCTGTTTCAGTGGATGAGGAACACGGGTTTTTACCAGGTGATCTTAATGAAAAGATGGCCCCATGGACGAGACCAATCTTTGATGTAATTGCCGAGAATTATAACGCTAAAGAGATTGAACATATGGTTGCAGAAGGAATCATTGAAACCAGTCCACTAGCTTATATGCGAGGCAGAACGTTTAAGAATGCCATCGTTATAGCCGACGAAATGCAAAACACAACGCCTAGTCAGATGAAGATGCTGCTGACTCGACTAGGACAGGGATCTAGAATGGTTGTCACTGGAGATCTACAGCAGGCCGACCGCCCAAGCAATAATGGGTTGCTTGAATTCCTGAAGTTATATAATAACTTTGAAAATCACAGATATGTAGACACCTGTCATTTTACTGTGAGTGACGTTGAACGCCATGAAGCTGTCAAGGAGATACTAGCAATCTACGGAGAAACTTAAAGCTCAGGAGGCAGATAGGGTGTTAGTTGATCTCCTAACAGCCTCTTGTAAAATTCCAACATGTCGTCAAATCCAGCTTCTTTATTGAGGGTGTTTTTGACGACTTTTTTATATCTAAAATCAAGAATGACCTTGGCATTCTGCAGATGTTTTGGTCTAATACTATTTTTAAATTCAGTGAGCTCGTCCCATTTACCATCAGACTTTTGTACATAGGTCACAATCATATATCTGTTATTCATTTATTTCCATCCAGGTATGGTCGCCCATATACTTTACCTGCGCCTTGTATTCGTAATCTTCCGGTGAACTACTAGACCAATTGTTCGGTCCGTTTTGTGTTAATAAGGTATGCTGTTTCCGTTTATCCCATGCCAGCCAATAGATGTTGCCCATTACAGGTTGAAATTGATAAACGGCTCCATGTACGGCATCAGTAATATCCAGTCGTCGCTTAATTGCCTGAGCTTGATTCTCTAACACAGCAACCAGTTCCATAATTCGATCATACTCTTGCTGGGCATAAATCCTAGCATGATTAATCATGATATCTTTTTGTTTGGTGACAGGCACTAGATCAAATTTAACACCACCAGCTTCTGTGGGATACTCTGACACATTCCTATTAAAGAATGGTATCAGAGAACCTGTTGATGTAGAGTCGTAGCTGGTACGGCCCTTGGCAGAGTTAGACTTATCATCTGACATTAGAGACGTGCCAGCTTGACCAATGTGGCTGCAAGATTGATTTCTGGGTCAGCTACCAATGTATGATCAGCTAATCCTTGCTTGATAATGATAATAGCCGAGTCTTGTTTTTGATCATCACCAAACACATCAAGATTGTCGTACAACCAACGAAATACTTCTTCTACTTCTTCTACACGGATTTTACTACAGATTAGTTTACGTGCTTCTGTAATTTTTCCAGCTTTGAAAAGTGCAACCATATCAAACTTCCACTCCATAGTACCTGCATCTTCTTTTGTAGGAACATGAAGTTTATCATCATTAACATGCTGTTGCAACAGGTTAATACACTTTCTTAAATCTGGATATGCAGTACTAACATACAAATCCAATGTTTCTAAATCAAATTCAATAGACTCTTCGACCAGTATGGTAGCAGCTCTTGCAGTATACTCAGTCATATCCAGTTTGCTAAAATGAAACTGCTGACATCTACTGTGCAAAGCAGGAACAATTTTATTTGGACTATTGCAGGTTAAAATAAACCTAGCAAAGGAACTATACTCCTCAATGATACCCTTTAGAGAATCTTGTGCATTAGGGCTAAGACGATCTGCCTCATCTAGTAGTACAACTTTAAACGGACCCCAAGCAATAGTAGAAATGAATGGAACAATCTTGTCTCTAATAAAATCAATACCTGTTTCTCTACTAGCATTGACTTCTAGGACATCAGCATCTTCGATACCAATTTCATTTACCAGCATCTTGGCCATAGTGGTCTTTCCGATACCGGGTGGTCCACTTAACAATAGATGTGGAACACTTTTATCTTTGATCCAGGTCATTACCTGTTTACGTTGAGCCTCGTCTCGCCACACAAAGCCGTCAATAGTTTTAGGACGGTATTTTTCTACCCATAGTTCTTTCATTCTTTTGCCTTTTTAAATACAAACTGTCCTAATGCAGGTGACTCCCAACCGATTGGCTTTAGTACTTTGCCATCTTCACGCTTGCGAACCTTACCGGTCTCCGAATCAATCTTGGCAAAGTTAGTCATCATTACTTCTTTCCATGCACCTTCTGCATCTGCACCCATGCTGTGAATAGCACCAATGGTGACTACTAGTATGTCAATAAGTGCATCTAATTGTTCTATCGGATCTTCTGCTAGTGTGGCCTCTAGAAATTCTTGATGCTCTTCAGTAATAAGATTAGTATACAATGCAAATTGTAGTTCGTCAAATTTGCCAACACTTTGGTCGCAGGCCCGCATGAACTTTTCTTGATCACGAAATGGATTAGTCACAGTATCTCCTTAAGACTTTAATATCTTAATAATACGCTTTTTTTCTTGTTCTGTCAACCACTCTTGTTCGCCATAAAAGGTGGGACTTTGTTTAATGGCTGTTTCTAAGATTTCTTTAATTTGATAGAGATCTTTTTTGAGTTCAAATGCAGTGAACCCTTCATTGTAGGGACTAGAACATTCCCTAGCAATGGCATGGATTTGCGTGGCAATTTCCTCCACGCTCCATGACTTTTTCTTCATGTGCATATATTACATTGAATCGGCAACGTACCATTCTTCCGATGTAGGCGGTGTATCAGATATGCCTATGATACAGTTAGCATCAACTCGATGAATTTTGACTTCTTGTTCGCCGTCGTTAATGTGCATGGCTCTAGTCCATCGACCATGTTCAATTAAAATCCAATCACCTACTTTGACATCTTTTTGTTCAGGCCCTATACAGTAAACCTTACCCCACCGAGGTTTAATGCCATGTGTTTTACCATTATCACTTCGAATAACTAATCCAGCCGCGGTAGTAATTTCGCCAAAGTCCATGTCTGAAACAATAACCCAATCATGAAGGGCTCGTATCTTAACATGTTTAACATCAAAGTTTGTAGCCATTATTATTTCTTTCCACCTGCACGTGAACCTACAACCTCATCGGCAATTGCTCTTGGATTATTTTTATAATAATCTTGTAAGATCTGTTCTCGTGTACGAACAATTTTACCACCAGCACCCAACTCATCACCTCTGGCATTTACTTTCATGTTTCCGACGGCAGGCGACAACTCATTTCTAAGTTGTAGTTTTTCCATATCGATTTGTTTACCTTGCATACTTGTGTAGACTCTACCCATGTTATATCTCCTTAAAGAATTCTTCTATTGGTATATTGTATTTAATGCTGTCAATCTTGTGAACCCCAATAATGTGAAGCACATAACTGGCCACGCTAGATCCACGCCCTACTCCCCAAACTACATTATTAGCTCTAAGAGTATCTACAACATATTTCATGGTTTTTAACATGGGAATCATGTCGTGTTTGGCAAATAACCTAAGTTCCTCAACTACCCGTTCACGAATTTCAGGAGTAGGACATCGATGATATAACCAATCTAAGATATCCATGGTTCTGTACTCTTCCGGTATAAACCAATGTTTAGGATCAATGTCAGTTGGGGGTGTTGGATAGCTTAGATGTTCAAATGCTATTCTATCTAGATACTGCTGAATATCGGCAGAAGTTTGACAATGAGCCAGGATATCCGGACCGTGTCTAAGTACTCCTTCGATTAAATTTTCATTGGTATTATTTGTTAACATTAATTAATTGATCCAAATCTCCATCAAGTTCGGGATTAGTTTTTTCTAAATACCTTCTTGATAACTCTTGTTTATATATTGTAACAAAAGTTGAGATCTGTGTCAAGAGCTCAGGTTTACCTAAACGCTGAGCAGCAAAATATTTTCTTGTTAATTCTTGTAATTTTTCTTCAACCTCGGAGTCTTTTAACGCCGAAAGGTCAACAGATAATGGATGTAGCATTATTAACTGAATTGCCCCAGGTAGTGTAAAAAGATTCTATCCGTTTTGTGTTTCCAAACTTCAATAATAACAGGATTACCACTGCCAGCAGCAGCTTCTGCTGATGTTAATGTAAACGGACTAGGAAATGTAGCATTCTTTTTAACAACAGTTCCGCCACTGGTACTAAAAGTCAATGTTCTAGCAGTTCCGTCACCGTACAATTCTAATGTGACCTTGCCAAGCCCAGATGGGCTAGATTCGTCGTTTGGGAAATTTAAAAATTCTACTGTAGTACTAACACCAAATCTAAAAATTTGATAGTTGCCATTTTCATAATCCACAGTCAACGGCGCAGTAATTACACCACCATCAAACTTCTTATTGTAATTGTTTAACATAACTGCATTGCTAATCAATTTTCGATTGAAATCGGTATCAGTGTCAGTTCTTGCTACATTGGTCTGTAGATCAGTAATCTCAGTTTTAGCTGTGTTAAGACTGGTTTTGATAGTATCAAAGTTATCTCTAAACACCTGCGTGTCGTTGTCCTCTCCTGCTACAGGAAAGTTTTCATTTATGCCCAAATAGTTAATATTGCTCGTCACGGTAATTTTTCTCCACGTTGCGGGAATGCAAGGTATTTATCCTCTATTTCTCCGTCTAAAATATCTATCACATATCGATCGGCAGTAAAATCGATTGATTTAAAGTCAAATCCACTGGATTTTATTCTAGAAATCACTCTTTCGGACTGCCCTGGTTGTAGATAGCACAGTATCAAGGCTTTCACATAACCTGTTTCTACAAAGCTATCTGTTTGGATACTACGCATCCACAAAGGCAAAAATTCTCGATCTCTTTCGCCTACTCCTCGAATTCTTCTACGCATGTTCTTGATACTGTTAGGAAATATGCGCTGGTGGTCACTATCACTGGCAAATGGAATATTGCTGTCTACTTTAATAGCATCATAACTAACCAAAATCTTGCTGTTAATGTTATTAGATAAATTTACAGTACCACTGATACTATTACCGTTTTTTTCAAATTCGTCAACAACATCTACATATATTACTTCATATAAAGGGTCTTGAGTTAGCAGATCCTTAGCCACTGCGTATTTAACATTTCCAAATTTTAAATTCTTTCTATAGTGGTTCTGACTCATGGCCTGAACATAGCTTACTGCACCAACACTTTCGATACCGGCAAATACCAACACTCTTAATTCAGTTTGAATTCCAAAGTTCGAATCGCCGTATCTATAGATATCAGTTGCTCTAAAAATGTTAGAATCGGTAATGAAATTATACCAATTTAATCTTTTGTCTTTGGTCTGGAATGCTTTTAGATATAAATTTGCAAAGGTTTTTTCTGTACTTGAAATAACATTAATAAAAAATTCTTTGATAGTTTCTGCAAATTTCGCAGTATCTCTGGCTTTTATTTTAAATGTAAATTGTTTACCAAAACTAGTAGTATTGTTATCAAACGTGGTATTAAATGTTATAGTACCAGTTGAGTCTACCAGAGATGAATCTCTGTCAAAGAATCTAGTTAGTCCTGGACCTTGACTATCGGCAAATTGTTTTACCTTGCCTTGAATGATACCTGTAGAAAGCAAACTCAACCCCGGAGGTAGCAGACCTGATTGTAATTCGTATATCACTTTGTTTCCGTATAGCAGGCTTTCTGCCTGCACATTTATTGTGCTTGGTTGATTAGGTTTTATAGAACCTAGATCATTAGAACTAATCCATTGAATAGCACTTTCTATTTCTCCAATAATATCTACAGTAAATGTTTTTTCAGAGGTTGCAACCCCTAAATTCCAATAAGGTCCGTCTACTGGAACCACGTTTCTGTGTTCCTGTAAACAGATATAGACAAAGCCTAAGTATCTAACAGCTTGGTTTTCAAAATAAATTCTAGTGGAACTCCAATCACCTACCAACGTATAATTAATATCGGCCAGTGATGTAGGAAAATTCACAGCCTGCATGGTAAACTGATAGGTCTTAGTTATAGCGGCCTGATAAGGAACCCTGCCAGCCAGTTCTCCAGTTATAGTATCTAGAATTAATCCTGGAGGAATAACACTAGGTGACCCGTCGGGGTTAGTGGCTAACAGAAAGTAAGTGATCGTGCCCGACAATGAAACTGGATCGTAAACATCTAGATATATAGTGACATAGTTGTCTGCTCTAAATCTACCCAAATTGCTTTCTGTAATCCACAGCGGAACACGATCACCTGTGGCATCTGCCTGGAACAGATTGGTATCAACTTGAACTATGGTGTTGTCAGCTTGTAGGAATTCTTCGGTGACCACATATATTCTAAATACTCTGCGCACCTCATTAACGCCATCACTAACAGCAACAATAAACGTATAAAATCTACTTAGGCGTCTTGGAGCACGACTGGGTTCGTTGTAGTCAAAGGTCACATTATCATAGAGAAAGCTGTCAAAGCCGTTGGATCTTGCTTCAGGCTTGTCCAATGGCAGGATGTCAAAGGCCGCAGTATCGTATGATCCGGTTTGAGTTTCTGAATAGTCAACAGCAAATACTGGGTCAGTAAATCCAGATATTACGCCGGTTTTGCTTAATGACAATCCCGGCGGTAGTTCCCCCCCAACTGGTACTAGGTAGTATTCCAGTGAGTCTCCGGCATTGATGTCAGTGTCATCGGCTTCCAGTTGAAATTCTACATAGGCATTGTCCAACACAAAGTAAGCATTATTTTCTCCTACTTTTAAAAATCCCTCTTGAGTCAACCAATAGGGCAAATCGCTACCGTCAACCGACAGGCCAAAAGTACGATCTTCTAAATCTATTCCGTCGTTGGCACGTATGACAAATCGATATTCTGTAAATCGTCTCACTTCTACAGGACTGCCGTTAATCACATTGTTAGATAATCTCAGTCCTCGTGGTAGACGTCCGGCTATTACGCTGTAGGTAATAGATCCAGAGTTTGAAGTTGCAAGAACGGGAATTTCTAAAGTATTTCTTTCTACTAGTATTCCCAAGCTACCTGCAGGAGTGATCCAAGTTATAGCCACAAATCTATATCCTTAAAATGCACCAAGGTCTAAATTAATGGTCCCTGGATTAGTAATCGTACCAAAATCTACATTAGCTGCTGCTAGGGCCAGCTGAGGGGAGAATTGAAAATTGTTGCCCAACACTCCAAAGTCAAAGCCTGCAATAATTTGATTTAGATCTAAATTGGTGTCTACTGTAATCACAGAACCAACAGCAGAAACGTTGACATTGTCTCCACCTTCAAGGGTTATATTAAGATGACTGCTAGCTTCAACAATGCCAAGGTCTGTGTCAATTCTAGCAAAGCCGTCGGGCTGTTGATTGTTAATTACAATAGTGTTGGTTAGTTCATTGATGAACATTTTAGTACCAGCGACTAGAGATTTAAACTGTAGATCAACTCCGACCTTATTTTTAAATACTCCGCTACCACCGCCTAAATTACTAGCGGTCACAGTAATGCTGGCAGCTAGATCTGCAAAGTTGGCATTTACCTTTTGAAAGGCTGATCTAAGATCATCACCTAGTCCGTCGTTGACTGCATTGCCGATATTGATTGGTTGTATTGTCATATTCCGCTCTCTTTAGTATATTTACCCGTTATAATGTTCTTTTAATTCTAGGTCTAGGATAAACGGATCCTGTTGTGGGTCTTGGTTTATAATTGATTTTTGGAAATACGTTGCCACTAGTTTCCCGTTCTTTTTTGTAAAACAAATATAAATTAGGCGTACCTTGTAAATCTTGCCCGTCTGTAGGGCCGCCTGATGTTGCTGTAATTTGTCCTGCCTTGGCAATAGCTGTTATATAGGCTTTGGCCCGCTCTTGATTCATATCCGGATACACTTCTAACGCACAGGCTAATACACCGCATACCTGCGGGCTTGCCATACTGGTTCCACTATACTTGCCAATAAAATAGCTGGCATTTCTGGGATCAGCAGTACCACTAGGCAATGCGCTGACAATATATGTACCTGGGGCAAATAGATCAACTCCTGCACCGCAGTCACTATATAATACCTTTTGATCAATTTGAATAGTGTCAACTGAGCCCACGCATATTGCTGGTAGGTCGTGTGTACCGTAGGCTAATGTGTCATTGGCGGTAGGGCTTGTTCCTCGATGAGTATAGTAGGGTTGCAAAACGCTAGCAGGATATCTAACAGCCATTTCAAATGTGTTGTTCCAATCAACTCCGCCTGGTACATCATGTTTCCATCGACCGTTCCCTGCAGCGCCTACCATAACAATGCCTTCGTCGTAGAGATCTTCGATATCATCATCGCAGGCAGGAACCCTTAAAGGAATACGTTGTCCACTGATAAATCCCCAATCGTTAAGTTGTTGAGTAGTAAAACCACCGCCAGTTGTTTTGGCGCTGTTAACCCCAACTTGTAGATCTATTCGACTAGGAGCATTTTCGTAGAATGTCCACTCGCATACCATTGAGGGACTGCCTACAGTTCCGCCGGTAGTTGATGTTCCTTCTTGTCTTACTCTAAATGTTCTATTTGGTGCAACACCTTCGGTGCCGTAGTAAATTCTTTGTACTGAATTGTCTTGTGCGCACCACATTATCTTAGGTAGTGCAGGATTGGTAATGCTAACCCCACTCCATACCGTTGAACCATTGCCAAATGTTAGATAAAAGTTTGTACTAGGATATAGTGTACTGTATGTAGTTCCTAGATAGGTAATGTTAAAAGGTAATGCCAATGTCCAATAGCCGTCGTCGTTGTTTCCCACTGTGGGAGAGGTTGATGCTGTTAGACTTGCTGCTCCTAGCAAGCTGGGTGTAATACTGCTAACTGTAGCAGTTTCGCTGCCACTTGGTGTTTGTGTGATTGTACACAGCATGGCAAATGCTGTTAATGAATTATTAGCTTGACTAACGTCTAATGCTGTTGTATAGGTAATAGTATACGTGCCAGTAGTTGGCAGTATTACATTTTCATCGATGACAGCACTGACCTCACCGCCTTCGATTGATGTAAACGGTCCTTGACTAAATGATGTTATCACAGAGTTATCACTTTGTCTAACTATCTGTATGCCCATGGACAAGCTGGTCTGACCAGTTTGGCCACCCGAGGCAACATCATTTTTAACTCTTATTGTGGTGTTATTACCTGTGGTAGTTAATGTTATTACATAAGTTGCGTCTGGTGGCGATGTTCCTAAAAGATACGCCGACTGATTTGATTCTAGAGTCCATGCAGCGGGTTTTGTACTGATAGTGCCACCTGTGGCACCAACTGGTCCTGCAGTGGTTATTCTATTACCAAAATTTTCTAATCCTAATAAATTTGCCAACCTAGTCGAACTGGTGCATACACCGCTAGTTCCAAGGAAAGTAGTAGCACCGCCTGGAGTATATCTAGTTCCTCTGTAAGTCACCGCAGTAATATCAGTTAACGACCATTCACTAGGAAACACACTCATACCCCAACTGTTGTTTACAATTGTGGGATTCTTTCTACCAGTTGCAACATTAACTGTTTTGTTTCTATGAAAAGCTCGTACATAATCAAATACCAAACTAAAATTACCGGTGTTGCCAGTATCATAGTATAAACTATAGATTGTGGAGTCACGTGCCCATCCTTGTGTGTTGCCTGCCACGGTGCCTGCCACATGCATGCCGTGCGGATCAATTAGTCCTAGATTGTAGGTGCCCACCGCACCGCCAGTGACTTCTGGATTGTGTTGAAACCAATTGTAGTTAACAACTCTTGATCCTCCCGTACCGTCCGCATTAACTGCAAATTCTGGATGTGCCTGTGTTGGCAGTCCAGTGTCGCAGATCACAACATCAACATTACGCCCGGTCTGAGTTAATTCGATGGTGCCAGTTTGCGCCGCAGTGCCCGATCCGTTGCCTTGATAGCCAGTTCCGCCCCACCCTGCACGTTGTTGGCCTTCGGTGCATCTCAACAAAGCCCAGTTTTTCATTGTGGAAGAAGTACCGCTTGATTTGTCCCAAGCAGAACTGGTCTGCGTGGTTGTGTTAGTACCGGCCTGGATACCTAATTCGTCTGGATGTATGCTCACTGCCTTTATTCTGGGATCATTTTTTAATTGACTGGATTCCCAATCGGTCAGCCTATAAACAGTATTTCTGCTCATAGGTCTGCGTTCTAGGCATTCTACATCACGAAATATCTCTGTTTCAGGCGGAGCCTTACCTGCTGTTTCTAATTCTTCATAGATGACACCAAGGTCATCGTGGTTGTACACAGTGACAATGTACTTTCTAGTCTGTATGTACGACAGCATTTCTGACATATTATGCCTCTAGTTGCACAGCAGTTAATGTGACAGTGATTGTAGTTGTCCCGCCACTTTTGTTGGTCACTGCTAATTGTATATTTGTATCTGGAACAGTTTCGTTGCTGAACCCTAATGCACCTGGACTAATCAAAATAGTCTGTGCTCCTGTGGTAATTACCTCAGCAACAACACCTGAACCTGGAGTTGGATCAGCGCCTTCTACTCTAGTTGCATCTGCTGTTCTGCTGGCAATGTCTGTGTAAATTCTTACCCATGCAGCAGCTGATGTTTGAATCTTGTAAAGCATGTAGCCTTTATAGCCAGTAATGGTCAAGTTGCCTCTTGCGGCATTAGCTAGGCTTGCAGTAGTCCCCGCCACTGCGGCTCTTGATGCCAGTGTACCACCACCACCTCCCGACACTGTGCCAGGCAACCATTTACTTCCTGCTGAGCTCCATACAAGTGCTTGACCATTTGTAGGTGCACTAGTGGTTGTATCAACATCACTTAGGGCGTCGATACTGGTTGAAGAGTAGGCTGCTGGTATGGTTGGTTTATTTGTTAAGTCAGTATAGCTACCACTTGTGGCCACTGTGGTCAATGTTGGTCCGGTAATTGTGACTCGACCTTCACCATCTGTGGTTGTGCTAATTCCTCCTGCACCTGCAAAGCGTAATGTCTCACCATTGCTGATCACTCGCTGTGTGGAGTCATCACCGGCTACACTGAATTCATAATTGCTGGTGCCACCACCGCCTACACCACCTGAGGGTACAGGTCCCCACGTGACTTCATATGTGACAGGATTGTAGTATACGGTTTGCGGACCAGTGACTTCCCTAATTGGTCTTACATAGAAGCCAGCTGCTGCGCCGTTGAGTATGGAGCCGCTGGCATTGATAACAATACTATTTGCGGGCTGGCTAGTTTGGCCAGCTCCAGATCCTATGGCAATCGCTTGTAGGCCTTGTCCAGTATTACCAGCTAGTTTACCAATGGCAACTGATTGCGTGCCTTGACTAGTATAACCAGCACCGCTTCCGATTGCAACAGCGTCGACGCCTTGAAGAAGATAACCAGATGCTATGCCGACAGCTACGGCTGCAATACCTTGAGTAGTTTGGCCGGCATTGAAACCGACAGCTACCGCATTTTGGCCTTGCGTTGTTTGCCCAGCAAATGGTCCAACTGCAACCGCAGCATTGCCTTGAGAAACACTGCCTGCACCATATCCTAATGCTATTTTGGTTTCTGAAGTACGTAAACTTGAAGTTGCAACAGCGCCAACCACCGTGCCAGTAGCACCGTTGATCACCAGTGTGGATGTGTCTGAGAACACAGAACCCTTGAGGTATGTCACATCAAATGTGATGCTATCGCTGACTGCGTTTGTGGTTAATTGTATACCTTCACCTGCTACCAACACCAAGGTGTCTGTGGTGTTATCAGCTAATACGGATGATTGTCCACCTACTGCAATAGAAGTAAATCCAAATCTTGTGTTTGTGACAATAACTGTACCAGTACTTTGGTTAATGGAAATGCCATCGCCTGCCGATATAGCAGTGACTCCGGTGTTGGATAATGTGATCGATCCTGTGGCAGCACTTGCGCTTAGACCAACACCAGATACTGCAAAGCTGGTCACACCTGAGTTGGTAAATGTAATCGAGTCAGCACCAGCATTGGTAGTGATACTAATGCCTGTACCGTTTACAAATGTCAATATGTCTGATGTACTATCTGCGACCACATTTGATTGACCGCTAACTGCCACAGTTTGGAAAATATTTTGCGGCACGCTGGGCGCTGAGTTTGTAATTCGAACAGTACCAGGAACACTGGTATCTAATGCAATACCAGATCCTGGGTCAGTGATAATGCTAACTATTCCGGTATTGGCAATAGTGACATTACCTGTTGCTGAACTAACACTGATACCGTATCCAGCAACGGCTGAAACTACACCCGCATTGTTAATTACAACATTGCCAGTTGACCCACTGACCGTAATACCTGTACCGCCAGCATTGGTTAATACTCCGCTGTTAGCAATAGTCAATCGATCAAGTCCCGCTGCTGTAGTCAATGTAATACCACTGCTGGCTGCAATAATTAGTGTATCAGTTCCGGTGTCGGCAACAATACTTGGCTGACCGGGCACAGCAATAGTTTTAAAATAGTTTTCGTCTAGTGCTAGACTACCGATGGTAGATCCTGCCGGAAGATTAACTGCACCGTATTGTGAAGTAATTACCGCTGTTCCCAGATGAATCGAGCTGCCACTAAGATAGATGTCTCTCCAACGTTTAGTTGGCGATCCTAGATCATATGTTTCGTTCGCTCCTGGGTTGATGTTGCTGTTTATTGCTGTTAGATCAATAGCACCGCCACCACCTACGCTTAGATACAGCTCTGTAAAGTTGTCATTTATTCTATTAAATGCTTCGTCAACTGTGCTCCACAGTATTGGAGCAGAACCTGAATTTATTGTTTTTCTAGACATTATGTTCTTCCTACGGCAACTTCAATAGTGCCAATGTGATCTGAGTTGTAATCTGCTATTGCCTTACCAATAACGGTACCAGTTTTGGCATTGCCTCCTGCTGATATACCAACACCTGGAATATTGGATGTTACTATTAAATCGCCTTTGTTAATTTTTCCTACTACCTTACAGGGCACACGACCTTGTAATGCTACTAGATTTTTTGTGCCGGCGCATTGTTCATTCATAATATATGCAGCAGTATCACTGACCACGCCAACAACTTTATGATCCCCGTACGTTGACGACATAGTGACTTCTTTATCTCCACCAAATATTAACACAGTTCCAACTGCATATTCACGATCGCCTTCGTAGTATTCAGCTAAGTCTGCATAGGTAGCTGTTAATCTACTACCAGAACTTAGCCCCCAAAGACCAGTTATTGTACCACCAGAGCTAACAGCACCTGTAGTGAGTACTGGAGTAGTAATTGATCCTACAGTTATAGGAGCATTACTCAGACCATTGTATGTTCTAAACGTATGTGAGTCGTTGTCGTAGAATGTTCTACGATCAGGCAAGGTAGTTCCGTCACCAATTAAAATACCAACGTTATTTGAAAATCCATACAGCTGAGTATATCCACCTGTTGAGGTTGTTGTAGTATCAAGAATGGTTTTTGTGTCAACAATGAGTTTGTCTATGCTGACGAATCTACCAGCAAAGTCGCCGTTGACATCACGCTTGACCAATGTGCTTGCAGCAACGCTGGTAGATTCGTCTACAATAGCATAGTCAGCGTCATTAGTAGAAGTAAAACCAATTCTTCTTAGATAGCCAGTTCCGCCATTGTACTGTGATTTCTTAATGGCGCCACCGTCATTGACTACTGTGCTGAACAGCACAGCTGATACGTTAGCAGTTGCCAGAGTTGAATTGCCTAGCACTGTTTTAGTTGCAATCTGTGGAAGGTCTGTTAAATTAACACCGTTGTCTTTTAGTGTGACCCACCCGTCAGTGACATCAAACTGCGCATTATCAAAACTGGATATGCCTTTTTCTGCCTGTGTTATGCCAGCGGCATTTGCTCTAGTTGTAGCAGATGATAACAGCAATTTACTTTGAACAATATTAGCAGCATTGTTAATATCGGCATCAATAATTACACCTGGATTAATCTGAATATCAACTGTGTTGGCAGTAGAATCAATATTAAGGCTAATATCTCCTACCACCGCAGAGTTCTGCGCAAATGTCCCTGCACCAGTAAATGTTAAAATGTCACCACTTCGCGGATTAGTGGCTTGAAAGTCAACTAAGTTGTTGAGAGTTAAACTTCTAAGATTGAGGGCATCGGTTGGATTTACTGGATCCGCCACATTCCTAATTTTAAAATTGCCTAGATCCATATCGGACTTCATGGCCAATTGGCCGTCAAGAGCCATATACCCGCCACTGAATGCCGGGATCAATGTGCCCAAGGGCAATACAGCACCAGTATGGCTGATTCCTAATCTACGTTCGATATAGCCTCTTGCAGCATTTTCTGTCGGTACTGTGTCAGTGGCGTTGTCACTGAACGAACTGTCAGTTGAAAATTCACTTACTGGAACACCTCGTTTAAAACCAATACCGTCTAGATTCGACAGCGCAATTGACGCCGCAAAAGTCACACTACCAGTACCTTGGTCAACACGGAAGTATGGACCAACAGAGAAATTACCAAATTGGTCAGTGGTCACATAGAAAACTCGACCTACACTACGCTCTTGAGTTTCAGAATCTGGATCTAGTGCGTTAACTGCCGGACCATAAATTTCGTTTGGATAATTTGTATCGGCATAAGAGCCAGTACCAATTTCTAATAGATCATGTGAAGTCACACGAGTTAAAGAAATCCTAATTGTGAGTGTGCCTGGTTCGTCTTTTGGTACCGCAGATTTAAGAGTTGGCAGACTTGTAAAATAAATCAAAGAGTTTGATAACGCAGGGCTGACAGTTATCAATCCATAATTATCTCCAGTTGTTGTTTCATTCTGATAGGCCTGCACGGTGTACTCTACACCTTTGTACACAATCTTGGTACCAAGGACTCGATTCTCTTCTGCACCGCTGATTGGCACAATGGCAACAGTACTATCTCCTGCACGACCTATTACTAGACCTACACGTTGGACACCATATTGAATTCCCGTACACTCTAATGGTAATGACGAGCTGGTTGCAATATCTGTTATGGTAAATGTATTTGCATCTAATACCGTTTTAACAAAATACAGTCTAGTAAGTGAAATTCCGCTAGGCAATGCACCAGTTGTGGTAAATCTAACAACATTGTTTGCACTAAATCCGTGACTGGTTAATGTAACTACCGCAGGATTAGCAATGGAAATTGTACACACCCTTGGAGCAGTCACAAATGGTTGCTCTGGATATAATGATATATCGATATAGTTGTAATTTTCTCTCAGTGTGGTCTGCGCAAGACCAAATACTGTGTAGGAATGGGTCCCACTTTGACTGCCGGTTGCATTAATAGCAACACCACGTTTTGTTGTAGCTAGTCTAAAACTATTTGCAGTGAAGCCGTCTGACTGTACATAATAAACTATACCTGCTGTTAATCCTGTAGGCAATGCACCAGTTGTGGTAATAACAATTTGATATCCTGGTTGAAGACCATGAGATGCTCTGGTTATAATTCCAGGAGTACCTAGGGCAATAGTAATAGTTCTAGCACCCACAGGGTCGGCATATGCTTCAAATTGTAGCACTCGATATACTTCAGGGGACTCAGCAAGCACTAGTCCAGTACTTGGTCGAACAGCAACGTCCACGGCATTGCCAGTTAGAACCACTGTGGAGTTTTGTCTAATGGTTAATATAGTGGTGTTGGCAATTACGGCTGCAAGACCGGTGATGCCTGCACCTTCGGAACTTCGTAGACTTAGTCTTGCCACTCCAGCAGGCAACGAATCATCAGTAGATACTCCAGTAATTGGATATCTAAATATAGTTCCAAGACCGTGGTCGACTTCTAATTCTGAATTTGGTGACGGCGGATATGTATAGTTAGTAACATATATTGATAGCCCGCCTGCTACGTTGGCATATGATCCTGAAGGGAAATAACATCTTGCTCCTTGAGCAAGATCGTAATATGTTGACACAGGAGTTGGAACTTCTAGAGGATCGCTACCTTCAGCAACTAGTGCAAAATTACCGTGAGCACTTGATCCGCCAATTGATCGAATCTGTCCACCGCCAATCGAGTAATATGAGATATGGCAGTAGTAGGTAAACATACTCACACATTCTGCTAATCCACCGTTGTTGACCACAATACCATAACCTAGGTCATTGATCTGCGTGTAGTCGTTGGACAACATCGATCTATTACCAGGCATCAGTACTTCGTAGGCATTGGCATTTTCATTTACAAAAGTAATTACTGCCGCTTGAATGGCAGTTTTATTTGTGTTAATTATTGTACGTGCAGTTATAGCAGTCCCAGCATATGCGTATGCCCCCAGGTTAGGCAATGTTTCAGCAGTAGCAGATCCTACACCGCTGGTCACAATGGCTGCAACATTAGTTAACAATGTTTCGATTACAGATTGAATGGCACCATCGCTTGCAGAGCCACCCACTCTTGGAGTAGCTGTGTATGAGATAGTAGGAGCTAGACTAACAATGACCTGCTTGGCTAGATATTTGGCATAGTTAATGCCGTCGGCAGTTTGTGCTTGTTGTCCTACAGGAACTTGCAATACAGCCGCAGATCCTACTCCATCCCAATATTTGATACCTGCTTTTCTAGTTTCACTATTACCACCATACAAAATATCATATATCAATGATTCAACAAGGTACTCAACATCTCGAGCGCAGGTTGTTTGATTAAATGACAGTGAGGGGTAGGTAGAGGCTAGGTATCCAACAGTCTCATCTTTGATAAATTGAATGTTTGCTTGCAGTAATGAACTGGCGTTGACTCTATTAGCTGCTAGCCCAGGAGGATTTGTAAACGATAAAGCCGCTGCAAATGTACTACCATTTCTAACAATATTGGCAATATTGACTTTACTGGTCTCGACAATTGACTGCGCAGTAGGATACAATGTCAAATAATTAGATGCCAGTGTGTGCGCTTCTTCTATTGCTCGAACAGTTAAATCTAATTGATCTTCGATGACCACGCTGGCAGCTGCCAGTCTATAGGTCAAACCAGATCGTCTAGAATGATAATTAGTGCCAAACACAACGTCATAGCCAACGCCATTTAAAATTAGGCCAACGTCTCTAGAGCAGATAGCTTCGTTGTAGGTGAATAAATCAAACGGCCAAGGAGTCGTTTCATCTAGAACAAATGACGCTGTAGAACCTGCTGTGTTAAATGTGTAGTCTCTAACATAGTTAATTCTATATACTGTGTCTTCAACAATAAAAGAAGCAGGCAGTTGAGGTATGCGCTTCAACTCGCCCACACGCAAGAACGTATTTGAATCTTTACTTAGAATTTTAAATTTTAAGTTGCCGGTAAAGCCGTCAATGTATTGGCCGCCTGCAAACGTCTGAGCCCCAGTTCCCTTTGAGAACGACGCACACTCTTGAGCGTATGGAGATTTGGCAAGGATCTGGCCCTCTGGATCAAGTACCATGGCAAATCCGCCATGCCCTTGGAATGTGATTGACTGTATACGTACAGCGTCATTACACAATATAACGTCCATCTCGTCGTTATTTTTAGGATAGTTAACACTTCCTGAATTATCAATGACATCAATAACAACATTAATTAATGCACCTACCACTCCGCCAATACTAACGGCACTACCGCCGGATGTATATGTTCCATAGGTTACACCGCTAACTGAAATTGTTCTTGCAGCATCACTGTATATGTAAAATGATGTTGCATTTATAACAGTGACATAATAGTCGTTGCCATTGATTTGTGTGGTACCACCTACTCCACTAATTAAAATTTGGTTGCCTGAAGCTAGTCCGTGAGCAGTAGCGGTAGTAATTGCAATTGGGTTGGCGTTAGTGACTCCGGTAATATTAAATGATGTTCCGGTAGTACCAACTTCAGCAATATAGGCACCGTCTATGATTTGAGGATAGGCATCTTGATAAAGTTCTTGGATTTCTACATTTCGAATAACCAGTTGAGCAAGTGTGCCCAGTCGTCGAATAGCCGCAATAGTCTGTGATAGTTGAGCATTGATTGCAATTAATCCGCTGGCATTGCCATAATATTTAAGTGCCGATGATATGGTTCTATTTGAGCCGCCCCACTTCAAATCAAATATCATAGAGTCAATAATAAGTCCTACATCCCTTTCACAAGTTTCGCTGTTGTACAAGAAAGCAGCAGTGAACGGAGAAATTTCTTCTGCCACTTGATCAGCTATCCAGCCCACTACTTCTTTTTGTATGAACACACGATTTAATTGTAGGAGCTGTGCAGCTGATCTATAAAAGCCTCGATTGTTAACTAGAGGATAAATGGGCTGTGATGTGTCTTGGAGATAGTGATATCCAAACAGTCTATCAGTTAGTGTTATCAAGTCAGTGCCAGCAACACCCACTGATAGGTCTCTTCTAAAATGCAAAAACGCCCAAGGACTTGAACTTATGCCTGGCTTGGGTCTAATAATACAACGTCTAAATTCGTCACCAATAATAGACACGTTGTTGGGAAGTCTTAAGGGTAAATTTTCTTCGTAGACACCAGTTTCTACTAATATACTAATTTGAATATTTTTTGCAACGTCGCCGTAAGATATTACTTCGCCAATCACAAAAGTTCCGTACTTTAGATCCACATCAAAAATTTCGTTGCCGAGGCTATCTAATGCACCTTGGTGAGATAGTATCTGTGCCAGTGCACCTGATGATTCACCTCGAAGATACAGACCTTCTCGAATGTCTCTGCTTCTAACAGCACTTGGAGTTGATGTGGTCACATCACCTGTAAAGTCTGTTCGGTATCCGTCAGTATTAATTAAGAATCTTGGAAGAGACACTGATACCACAGGTAAGCTGGTAAAACCAGAACCTTGGTCAGTTATGGTAATACTTTGAACAATGCCGCTAAGGACATCAGCAGTTCCAAATGCACCTGACCCGCCACCACCTGAAATTCTAACAGATACAAGTCCGTAGCCACTTCCACCAGCATTTACCACAACATTGTTGACTCTATAGGTTAGATTCAGTGTGGCAAGTTGTCCGTTAGCACTGTCATCAGTAGTGGCCACATTGGTGTTGGTAGGAGGTAAACTGCTGTAAACACCAGTAGATAATATTCTAAATGTTAATGCACCGCCCGCTTCAGTGGTTGATAATATTTCAATTCTAGCTGGCTGAACAAATGCTCCACCGACAACAGTCAGTATATCACCTGGTCTATAGTTCACACCAACATTATTAACAACTACTGAATCCACACTCATTAACGGTGATCCGCTAAACCCAGAACCACTGGCGGGAGCGTCTGTTATGTCATCCAAGGTACATTCTGCTGCACCATTATTATAAGTTAATGTTTTTTTGTAAGGACCAATTTCGTTTCTGGCTTCTAATACTATTTCCTCTGCCCGTTTAAGCGCAGCTTCCAACGTGCGATAGGCATAGGCCAATGCACGACCTTGTAGAGCAGCACTAACCCCAACTCTATCATCTTGACCAGAAGTTGCAACATACAAGTTTACTGAACTGCCAAAAGCTGAATTGTCTACATATCTTTTAGTTGCAGCAATTAATCCGCCATAAATATCATCGTCTTCTGGTTCAGGATCTCTAGAAAGTATAAGAGGTCCGCTCATTCTACCAAACGAACTGTTAGTTAACCCAGTTCTAGGATCTACTGTATCAACACCTGCTCTAGCAATTTTGCTATCGGCATATCGTTTATTAACAGCTTCGTGTTCGTATAGTGGGGTGATAGGAAGTGCGTTAGTTCCTAGATCTAAAATTCTATATTGTAGTCCTCCAGATCTTGCACTTAGATTTCCGCCTAGTTGAGGACTAGAATCTCCAACAACTTCCGAAAACTCAGAGCTAACTCTAATTTCGTTTATGTTGGTAGTAAAATCTAAACTGATACCAGAGCCCGGAGTTAACTGTTTAAAAACAACTCCTGTCTCGGTATTATTAACGGCAAGTAATGCGTTTTCTTGCCCAAGATAACTGCTAGGAGTATCGTCTAGATTTTTAAAAGTAAGCTTCTCACCTAAACCTAACGAACTGTAAAGTTCTCTAAAGTTGTCATTTACCTTACGGAATGAGTCTCGTATACTGTCGCCAGTGCCGTCGTTGCCTACAACGCCGGTATCAATAATTTTTCTTGCCATGGTAGATCCTAAGATGTATGGTTGCTCTACTATTTAGCCCAAAGTTTTATAAGCCGAATGTAAATACGTGATGTTCTTAAAAAAAGAAACCCAACAAACTCAACATGTTAGACTCAGTAAATTGGGAACACCGCATGAATACGTTCGTAAAAAGACCGTTGCAGTCTTCCGTTGCGATAATTGCGATGAAACTTTTACTAGGGATCTAAAACATATGGATCACAAGCGTTTGAGCAACAACTACTTTCATGTCTGCTCTAGTTGTGATGCCAAGAAATTTGCTCAGCGTAAGGGTGTTGAACGCAAGCAGATTTGGGATATGCCGGCCAGCACTGAACTGCCTGTAGGCAAATATTAAACTCTAAAACTTTCGCCGCACCCGCAACGATCGCGCTCGTTGGGATTGATAAAATCGAATCCTTCATTGAGTCCATTGCGAATCCAATCCATGGTCAACCCGTTTAAATAAGCCAGACTTTTGGCATCTACTAATACAACAAACCCGTCGTGTGCAAAATTAGTCACTCCCACTTCTGCGGTGTATTCATCCACATATTCCATGGTGTATGCTAGACCACTACAGCCTGTAGTTCTTACACCTATACGAATACCAACACCATGGCCACGTTTTGCCAAATTTTGTTTAATTCGTTTACTGGCTGTGTCGGTTACGGTAATCATCAACGGCTGCTTTAATAGCATCCTCGGCCAATATGCTACAATGTATCTTAACTGGAGGTAGGGCTAGTTCTTCGGCGATGTCGGAGTTTTTGATTGCTCCGGCTTGGTCGAGGTGCATGCCTTTGACCCACTCTGTAATGAGACTCGAACTCGCGATAGCCGATCCGCAGCCATACGTTTTAAATTTTGCATCTGTAATAATACCTGTATCATGATCCACCTTTATTTGTAATTTCATTACATCACCACAAGCAGGGGCACCAACCATACCGGTGCCTACGCTTGGATCGCTCTTATCAAAAGATCCGACATTCCTGGGATTTTCATAATGATCGATTACTTTATCTGAGTATGCCATATTATTGTGTACAAGTCCTAGTACGTGTTATGGTACCATCTGCATATTGGGTTTCAGTCCAAACTGTGCAGTTTTGAGATGTGGTTACCGAGTAGATTGGTTGCTGTACAATCACTGGCGGGTCGTAGTATCGGGGGCGGTTAAGTTCATAACCAATAACTCCCCCAATAGCTAACGGTGCTACCCAACCCCAACCGTTTCCTCCACGATAATGTCCACCGTGATGACGATACCCGTCTGCGTGTGCCGATGTAACACCTGCACCTGCAATTAACAATGCTATAACTAGCTTCTTCATAACATTCTCCTTTAGAGTGTTTATATTATATACAACGCCTACGGCGTGGGTTTTGTTTACTTCTTGAATGCTGATACGATCTTAGCTTGTATGGTTTTTGCAAATTCCGGTTGCGGAAAATTCCAACCAATAACTGCACCTAGTGCTAACCAAAATAATGTTTCTAACATGTTATTCTCCTATTAAGCGGTCGTTCACGACAGACCAGTCGATGATACGCCAAATATTTGAAAGGTATTTGGCCTTGTCCTGTTGGTAGTCCAGTGCCCATGCATGTTCCCACCAATCTATTAACAGAGCAATTTTCATTCCTTTAGCATATTCGTGATTGTGTATGGTATGCAGTTTACCCGCAACGTCCATATACACCCAACCTGAACCTTGAATAGCCATAGCTTCTTTTTCAACAGCTTCTTTAAATGCATCAAAGCTGCCATAGACATCGTTAATCAGTTTACCCGACATTTCCGTGGGCTTATTAGCAGCCCTAGGAGGAGTTAGATTTCCAAAGTAAAAATTATGCAGCATTGCACCGCCATAATTAAACTTAGCATCGCCTTCACCTGCATTGTATCTTTCAACGTACTTGGCAGCTAGCCCAGAAAAGTGATAGTCTAGAGTAGCTTTACTCATAACAGGATCAAGCTCTTCTTTGCCAAAACTCAACTTGTTTTGAACTATCTCTCTGGTATCAGTATCTTCGTGTAGGTATTTGATGAAATGTAGTGCCATCCTATATTTAGCGCATAAATAACCTACAAGGAGATTTTAATATGATCGGTTTATTAAAGAAACTATTTGGTGGTAAGCCAGCAGAACAAGCTGCGGAAGTACCATACAAAGTTGAGACAGTGCCAGTTGTAGAGGCATCACCTGCACCAGCAGTTGACGCAGTGGTAGTTGTACCAGAGGCTGTGGTTGCTCAGGCACCTGCTAAAAAGCCTGCACCTAAAAAGCAACAGTTCGCCAAGAAGCCTGCTGCTCCAAAGACTGCAAAGCCAAAAGCACCTTCTAAGCCAAAAGCAAAGCCGGCTGCGTAAGACTTTGTTCGTAGAGTGCAAAGCTGGCTAGATTCTTAGCCTTGCTTTCGCACATCATATCAAAGTCGTCTCTAAAGCTCAGTGCCCATTCATTCACTGCTGTGTTCCAGTAGAAGTTTGAGTGGGCTCTGAGTTTTTGTTTCTTGTAGCCCTGTTCTAAGAGGGACGGAAGATCGGGGCGGATATGTCCGGGATGGTCAATAATACAGTCTTCCCGTGAAACACTGTAATGTAAAGTAGGGCGAACACCACGCCAACTATCAATAATCCTTTTAACACGGTCGTCAGATGGGTCAATGTATTCTCCAGTTTTAATCCAATGATGATGTATGTCCATGACCAACGCACAGTCATTGACTAGCTCAAGGCTGTGTTCAATACCCCAGGTCATTTCGTCGTTTTCGATTGTGAGTGTATTACGAGCCTCGGGCGTCAAGCGGCCCAGAACAGCACGTATTCCATTGGGGCCTCGTCGACCCGAGATATGAACGTTGATTTTAAAGTCTTGAAACGTTTTGCCATATCCCATCCATCTAGCCATGTCCACATGATATTCGAATTCCTCTATTGATCGATTTACAATATCATCAGACTCAGATGCAAGCACAGTAAACTGGCCAGGGTGCATAGACAACCGAACATCAGCCTTACGAGCCACATCTCCGATTTGTCCAAATCCTCTTTCGCAATATGCCCTAACATCGGGAAGCCGCCAAAACCAGCTCCAAGATGGCTCAGTGTAAACAGGAAGGATATCGCTGCTGAGTCGTACCATTCTAAGATTTTCATTAAGTGTACCTACCTTTTCAACCAGTAAGCGACAGCTTTCAATATTCTGTTCCATCAGGGACCAGAGCTTCTGTTCGGCTGTTTCTTTCTGTTGTCTATTTAACCAAGATACCGTAGTAGACCCTGTATTATACTGTTTACAGTTGTCTTTTTGCTTGATCCCGTTAATTTGATTGGGACCATCGATCCACTTGCAGGCAAAGCCGATACGTTTAGGCATTTTTTACTTTCGCTGAAATAACATTAGCAATACGGAAACTGCGCCATTCATTTTTATCTAGGCACCAAACATTCATAACATCTGGGTTTTCTTTTTTAACTTTGGGCAAGTCAATGGGATTGTCTGTATTAGTGAAATGCGGGGCAGGGACAGGATCAGGAATAAACTCTGCTTTAAGTGTACAGGGCATTGATCGAATCTCGCCATTCACTTTGGTAAACTCAACAATGCACTCATTTTCAAGAAGAAGAGTGCGTAACGCTTCGGGGGTAATAGTATTTGTCATACTACTAGTATAACACAATCACTGCCAGTTGTCAACAATAAAAGGGTCTTTAACATCTTCGGGTTTTGGTTCGCCGTGGAATACACATACCGAACACTCTGGATGTATCTTTGGGCTGCGAATATCTTTAAAATGTCTTTTACCGCCACTATACGTAAGTTCGTTTCTATCTCGGATTTCCCATTTGTAGCTCTGTATCCATCGTTCAGGCCAAAAGGTTATACGACTTTTTGCCACTTGCCAAATCCAATCTTGATCACCGTGTAATTTTTGAGCCTGCTTGGGATTAGTTTGGAATACGGTAAAGATATCCGGATGCAATCCTGCAGGCCAACTCATAACAGAACTATTAAGAATATTCCATTGGGGATTAAATTTTCTGTTGAAATCTCTAATGCCCAAAAACTCTTGGTCATATCCTAATACCAACTTGTCAATGTTATTGTGAATAACAATATCCAAATCAAAATATAAAACTCTTCCACGAAGATTTAACCTGGGATCGAACATGTGAACTTTATGCCACCAACCTTTAGCATAGCCTTCATTAGGTCTTACAATGCTGATAACACCGTCTATTGGATGTTGATCGTCAGTTAAACAATAAAATTCGTAAGGTACTGTTAGATGTCTAGCTACCATGTTGCGTAGACGTTCAACATATTCACGACCATATCGCCAGCCAAACCGTACACATAACACAGAAATTGTTTCAGTGTGAGAAGGTATGGGTTTAGGTTCTTGAACTATTGGTTCCTCTACACTAATTTCTGTAGGAGGAAACCCAAATTTCTTATAGTGGCGCCACTGATCTTTAGTGAGATTTTCTTTTGACAATTTCATCGATGGCTATTAGGTCTTTTAAAATATCGCTGAGGTCGTCTAATTTGATCATGTTAGGACCGTCGCTGGGTGCGTTATCTGGATCTTCATGACATTCCATGAACACAGCACTTACGCATCCGGTGGCCACTGCTGCCCTCGCGAGGTACGGGACCATAGTGCGATCCCCTCCGGAGACTGTGCCCAATCCCCCTGGCTGCTGAACAGAATGTGTGGCATCAAAGACCACTGGATACCCGGTGCCTGCCATAATGGGTAAACTACGCATATCAACAACAAGATTATTATATCCATGAGTGTATCCTCTTTCGCATAACATAATACGTTCATTACCAGTTGACGCAATCTTTGCAGCAACGTTCTTCATATCGTGAGGAGCAAGAAACTGCCCTTTCTTGACATTGATAGCACATCCGGTTTCTCCAGCGGCTAATAATAAATCAGTTTGTCTGCAAAGGAATGCAGGGATTTGTAATATGTCAATACCAGCGTCTGCACATTCTTTTGCCTGCCACGATTCGTGAATATCTGTTAAAACAGGCACTCCGAAAGTATGCTTGATAGCATTGAGAATGTCAAGACCTTCTGTAATACCGACACCTCGTTTAGTGCTAATACTAGAACGATTGGCTTTATCAAAACTGCTTTTGTATATCAGAGGAATACCAAGTAATGCTGTAATAGCAATCAGTCTGGCACAGGTTGCCTCGGCATGATCCTGACTTTCTATTTGACACGGGCCAGCAATAAGAACAAAGGGTAGTTTGTTACCGATGGTAAGTTGGTTAATGTTAAATGTACGCATATTATTATTTATGCGTACATTGTGTTAGGCTTCGTATATTGCGGAGTTAGCACCGTGCTCGGCACATTCAACTCGAACACAATAGCAACGATTGTTGGTCTTTTCTCGAATTAATTGATCAGCAAAGTTAAAGGCATGTTCGGCAAACTTCTCTGCACCTACACCATCAAATATTCTAATCTCTGCTAGATCCAATGCTTCTAGTTCTTGAAACTTGGCCAAGTGCGGATCTGATTTATCCAAAGCTAATTTATGATCGAAGTTATCTTCCAGCCATGCCTTGAGTGGTTTGAGCCCGCCAAAGTCTACTGCCCAGTTTTTGTTGTCTAATGAGTCACAGCCAAATGTGAACGTAAACGCTAGACTGTAGCCATGTAGCAAGTGACAGTGACTGTGATCTGCGTTGGGTTGACGGAATACCGCCGACAGACCGATGTTGTGTCCGTAATGTTTTGTTGAGAAAAATTTTGCCATCTCTAGTCTCCTTTATTAAGGTAGCAAGTTTGACGACATGCAGAGTTTATATAGCGGGATGAATGACGTTAAAAAGTCCGCTGTGCCTGTGTGTATAGATTAATTATACAAGGTATTTATAGGTAATGCAACCCCAATAGATTCTTTTTTAACATTATCGTATTGCCATTCTATGGGCATCTTCCAACCTTCTGTATTGATGATATTAAATTGAGTATTAGGAAACAATGAAAACAATTTTCCTATTTGGTATATCCAATAGCTAGGATCCACAGCACTAGAGGTTGGATGAGAATAATTATTAGTTCCCTTGTACATGTTGTTTACAACATCTTGTCTACCGTATAAATCAAAACCAACAAGTGATACCGTAGGTAAATTTAATTGTGAGGCAACAAGAACAGCATACGGACCAGACCCCCAATGAATAGCTTTATCAGGACGAAGATCTCCTTGATAGGGAAGGTCGGGAAGAAGTTTTACGTTTTTATTTTTTTCTATCTTTCTAAAATAGTGATGCCAGTTGTCTCTAACATGAATAGTTGAGTTTGCGGTACTGGGATTTTCTAATGCTTCTCTAACCATTCTGTGATCACAACAGATCAAATGATCAACAACACAGTCCCTATGTATGGCATTGCAGCCTACAAGAACATGTGTGTCTGTAAAATCATTTAGGTTGATTTGAAAACGACTTTCGCCGTTGCCTATAACAAGGGCCGTGTTGGCCATAGTTTAGCCTCTTTCTTTGATCTCACCAAATGGATACCACGCACCTGGACTACCGGCTCTTAGACAGACCCAACCTACACCTGTACCAACTCTGGCATTGGTATTCCAAATAATGTCGCCTACTGCATAGGTACCTTCTTGCGGAGGTTCTCCTGCGTACATATGAATATGACCGCTGAAACGTACAGCCCCTGCCACATGTAAATCAACAGCAGGATCTGGATTCTCAACACCAACGCTTAGTTTTCCGTTAACCTTGACCTGTATAGGATTTCGGTTGGGATTGCCTAGCTCGACATTGCCGTTGGCCTTTACTGAAATACGTGCGGTATTATCAGTGACAATATCAAAATCTGTACTAGCGTATGTACCAACCATTCCATGGAATGCATCGTTAGTACCTAACATAACTTCAATGGCATTTTCTGCAACACTAAGAGCAGCATTGGGTGCGTCAGTGCCTAGGCCTAATCGATCAGTAGTACCGTTATAAATCAGGTATTGATTGATATTTAATGAACCATCAACAATCAACCCCTTGAGTCTACCAACAGTTTGTAAATTGCTTTTGGTCACTGATGTACCTAGCTCTTTACTAGATAGTACAACAGTTCCACCAATAGCAAGATGTCGATCTTTATCTAGATCAATGCTTTCTGATGAGAAAAATCTATCAGGATTTCCGTTGAATACAAACTGTTTAGTATACCCATTACCGCTCCAAATAACGCCTTTTCCAAAGTTTTCCTCACCTTTGCGGGCACGGAATTCTAAGTATTGAGTTATTTCTTGGGCAACAGGTTGGTGGGCCGCATCAACAAGTTCTTTAAGAACTCTGCTTAAATCTGTTAGAGTTTGATCGATATTGGTATTGTTCATACCAGTATTTATCAAACTCCGATCTAAACGTTAGACAATTTTTAACAGAATTATGTCTTCGTTGATACGCCCGTTCATGCGTGTATCGACGGCATTGATATCTTCAAGGAATTTACGTAGCACCACTTTACCTGCTGCCTTAAATTCTTTAAGCTGATCAGCTGGTTTACGCAGTGTCTTTTGTACAGATGTTGCTTCGTTAAAGCCTGTAATTGTGGTACCCTTGACGCCAAGTTCTTGGAACTCAGCAGCCAAGTACTTGCCCAACTTACGGCTCTTGGTATTGTAGGTCCACAGTTCTTTAGCACCTAGGATATCTGCAGGATTAATAGACACCAATTTAAGCGGCTCATCTGCTTTTTTGTATTTGAGCTTGGCAATAATCTTCTCTGCAGGCACAGCCTTTTTAGCCTTGGGCTTGCGGTTGACTTTGGCTTCTTGTGCCAACATCTCGCAGGCACTGACAATTTCTTGATAGAATGCTGTAATCTTACGCAGTTGTATCTTGCTTAGATGACTGTAGGCTTCTTTAAGTTGTTCGTCTTTAGTTGTGGCCGCTTCCACTAGCTCATCTAAATCTCTAGCATAAAAATCTCGAATAACTCGAGCATGGGCTGCTTTGGCTTGATGGGCCTTAAGTAAGTTAAGAACTTTGAATGCCTTGGGATCAAATGTTTCTGGATCTGTTTGAAACGCCTCAATGGCTGTTTCAATTTCCTCAGTCATCTTGTAAGATGCTTCACGTACCCGGTCTTGAATACTAACAACAGGGCCGGCGGGTTTAACTTCTACTTCTTCGCTGTCATCTGTGTCATCTTTGCCTTCACTGACAATCTTGGCAATGGCTTGGCCTAACCAAACAGCTGAACTACGACCGTCGTTAAAGTCTGCACGAACAGGTGGCATACCTTTTAACAAACAGGCAGCAATTGCACCTACAGTTGTACCACAGCGATTGTCTTTGGTTTTCTTAAATTCAGCAATTTGATCTTTGGTGTAGCCGTTAGCACTCATCCAATTGATCACTTTGGGTTTGAGTTCTTTACCACTAGACTCTAAACGATACCAGCTCATGGCAATATGGAACTGACGCAGGAACTGATTAGTATCCCAAGCTTCGTGACCGTCCCACTTTGGAGAATAGTCTTTGCCTTTAGATGCACGAGCTTCTGCTAGATGTTTTGCCTTAGTTGCCATTGCCACACTCCTATTAATTAAACAATATGTATATTATAACATCGTTTTGTCTAGTTGTCAAGCGGGTCATTTTGAAAAGTTTTGATAAGGATTGGGTCTCCATTATCAGTTTCTTGATAAACTGTGGATGATAGATATCCGTCGCTGAGACTAGATTGTGCTATTTCAAATGCTTCTTTTTGACTAGCAGTGGTATCTAATAATTCATTATGGCCGTCCTCATCTTCGGCCCAAACTTCGTATAGCATATATGTCATTTTGGTTGCTTTCTAACCTCCTTAACGGTCATCATCTTCTATATCCAAAACAATCCAACCCAATTGTTTTAGATCCTCACGAATTTCATCAGTGACTACACTTTCTGGAACATATCCTTTAGTGCCATCTAGATCACCATTGCCTAGACCATCTCCGATGCCAGAGCAGTACCAATCAATGTAATCACCTTCCTCACGCATATTGGCAATTATTCCACCGGCACTACGCCAACTGGCACTCCATCGCTCGTCTTTGAGAACAGGCATGAGATCCAATTTTTGAAATTGTCTATTGCACATGGCCGCATATAAGTTTTGAGCATAGGTATCACTGCTTCGAACTTTATTTAACATCAGTTCGCAGGTACGGAGATCGTACTCCATGTTGTTTTCCTGCCACTCGGGGGTGAGTTCTCGTGAATCGGCTTCGGCCCGCCAATCGGCCCACATGTCAACATAGGCCTGTGCGTTGACTCGTTGTTCTTCAGTGATAGCGGGATCTTCCAATCGCTTTTCAGAACGTTCTTGTTGAAAGGTCATTCGGTTAGGGCTTTTTGAAATCTTTAACATCTTTGATTGCCAATTTGAGAGTTTCTGCGTAGTTTAATGCTGTTTGTTCTTTTAGATGAATACTGCCTTCAAAGTCTACATAGCCTTTGGTGAGCAAGGTCCAAAGGTGAGTCCACCGACGCTTAGACCAAAAGTTAGACCGAACGGTTGTGTAGACTATTACAGCCACGCCGGTGTCGTCTGCCTCGACCCATAGGTTATGAGAACAGTCTGGACTGCCACACTCGCATACTACATGATAGGCACGACTGTCTCCCCAGTCGTTGGTCTTTAAAATTCCCTCAGCAGGTGTCTGTGCTTTCATGCTTTATCTCGTTGATGTTTGTATTCTCGTTTGAGCCAAAATTTGTATCGTTCCCAATACTGATTTATTGTAGCAGGTTCTTCGCCATAGAGCAACCGTTCTTCTCGATTCTCCATCCAAAGTTCGTTGACCCATCGTCTAAAAGGGCTAGACTGGTGTCTGTGGTCGGTTGGTACAATATTCACACGTTGGGTCATCACATTTATCCTCTAACCATTTATCGCAAGACTTGCAATAGTAAGCGTCATACTCTTGCGAGTATAATTTTTTATTCTCGCAATCACAATAGTTTAGGTTTAAGTCCATAGGCTGTCACGAGCTTTGATCAGTCGAATCATCATAGCTTCATCTTCTTTTTCATAACCCTCTTCAATCTTTTGAAGCAACTTATGAGCCTTATCGCTGGCTTTTTTAAGTACAGGATCTTTAGGGGTGCTAAAACTTAACTTTCCACCATTGGCTTCTCGCTGTGCTTCACAGGCCGCAGTCCAGCCACTGGCATCGTAGGGATCAGGACGAGCACGATAGGTAGTGGTCCACCATACATAAAGTTCTTTGATTTCTTTTGCACGGATGGCTTGACCAGTTGGCTTGCCGTAGTCTGGATGCTCTGGACCACACCAGTCGGTATTAGTCAGTGTCATTGCCCAGTCAAGATGATCGATACCTGCTTGAGGGCAACGCCAAGTGCGCCAGCGCCACCAACCAGTAGCGTAAAAGGGAGGATCATACTTTGCACGAGCTTCCTTATCTCCCCAGGCAATGTGCGACCATGCGGATTCGACTTCGACAAAATCCACCAACTCATTAAATAGGCATGGCAGGAACCGATTGCCAACATCACACCAAGCGCCAGGCTTGATATCACGAGCATGGGCGGTAAGAGAGTGAGTACGAGTAATCCAACGGTTATTGATGTAATACTTAACATCGTAGATCTTTCTAACAGGCCAAGTGACAAAATCCTGGATATAGCCTAGGGCCTCTTCAGCTAGCCAGTAACGAAAATTGTGCTTCATCTGAGCCGCAGTGGTCCAATCGTCCCATTCCTCGCTGGTGCCCGCACTGAGTTTTTTAGTGCCGCGGAGCCAATCTGCAAAAGGAGTGCATGACCAGTAGTTTGTGTGATGTGCCATAATAGTGTGTTTTCTCTGTTGAACAACTTAATTATACTATCTTTCTAGAAACCTGTCAATAAGAATCTTTTTTGAATCGTTTTATTTCACAAGATTTTGTGCCAAAACCATGCAGCTGATCCAAACCCAAATGGTGTTAAATCCTACGAGTGTTGGCAGTAGTTTCTTTTCACTGGCCCAGATAAGTGTTAGACTTGTTGCCAAGGTAAAGAAATACAACCACCAAATACTAATTCCAAAAATTAATCCGGGAATAATGATGCAGGCTTTAGCGGTCCAACTGGCAAATTCTACGGTATTGTAGTCTGTCCAGTACGTCTTTGTAAACCAAATGCCGTAGCATTCTCTCATTTTATCAAATCCGATATGTCGATAAACTGCTCCACATAATACTAAAAATGCCAAACATCCTGATAATATCTGTATTTCGTTCATATCTTCCTTTGATATCCTACTAGATTGAGCATGATTGAATATTGTTCGTAGGCTTTTTGTACAGCTTGATTTGACTGCCGATACCAACTTTCCTCACGTTCCTTTTCCATCAGCATGGAAAACATATCAGCATCGCTATAACCGTGCGTGTGATTGCCAAAAAATCTCTGCTCCATTTCTACAAGAGCACGAAAGCGGCTTTCGGGTATTTGAACGGTAAAGACTTTTTCTGTTTCATATTCTACAAAATCTTTACTTACAATGTCTGCTCGAGAGGGATCTGTAAAATACTTAGGAGGGTGATATCTGGCCCTACGTTTTTGATCATCTACGATTTGAATTTCGTAGTTTTTGCAAAACTGATCAATCTTTTCTTTCATTTGACAAGACTTTCTGCCAATGGAAATATTTCTGCAATTACTTTGGCACAGGCCTTAGCAACTTCCTGATGCTCTAGTTGTGTGCCATTGGCCGAACGTAGTTCAATGAAGTGTACCCATGAACGCAGTGTGCCATTCATATACAGGCGACTTTCTGTAAGACCTTCCGGCAGCACAGCACGAGCCTGTTCCTTGGCTATGCCGTTGGCAATGGCCCATTCGTATTCTCGTTTGGCAGCATAGATAACTCGTTGTTGAGCACGATACCATTCATTTTGTAAGAGTTGATCATCGACTGGGACGCTGTTCTGTCTGTTTTTTGGATCTTGGAGCCGTGCTTCTCTACATACAAACGACAGGTCTTTAGTAGGGTCAGCATATCGCTGACTGAACTCTTGGAATGAGAAACTTCTGTGTCTAAGGATCTGTCGGGCAATATCTCGGGTGGTGGTGATTTCGATACAGGCGGAGACCATTTCAAGTGGGCTCCAGTGTTGGTGCTTGACCAAGTATCTGATGAGTTTTTCGGATGTGTCTGTGTTGAGTTGATTGGCAGGATTGCTGACACGGGCGCAATACGCAATGAGTTCCTGCGCATCTTCGATGCCCATATCTCGAAATTCGACTGCGGGTTGGCTGTATGATAAAAGTTTAACATTCATTTGTATTTACTGCTCGGGTTCTTCAATTGGTTCATCGAAACAAAGACTTTCCATGGTCTTGTAATGTTCATAGGCTTTCTTAAGTGCTTCAAACTTTTCAAGTTTTGCAGGATCAGGTACTAGTATAGCAAGTCTCTGTTCCATCTTCTTCATGAACTCTTTTAAACTCTGCCCACCAACAGTAATATCGGTCCCAGCAGCCATTTCAATACCTGTGGTACTGATATTGACTGTGTTAGGAGTAAGAGTATTGTTATATGCATAACCTGTTGTTCCTGTAGTCCATTGACTATTGCTGTTGATATTATTAATAGTAGTAATGCCACCAACAGTTGCACCCATTCCGCTGTAAGTAAAAGTAGTACTAGGACTTGGTAGGGTGATAGTACTCATGCTACTTAAATCAACTCCGTACGTACCTGGGCTAAGAGTAATGGTATCAGTGCCACCCCAATCAATTGTGGCAGTGGCACTGTCTTCACCAAGATCTACTATAGAATCTTGATCGCTCATTTTATTAGGCCTTGGCTTCTTTGCGAGCGTTCTTTTCTTCTGTGATTTCGTTGCGACGAGCTTTAACACCCTTGGCAACTTCTTGAAGAGCTTTGCGAGCACGAGTTCCTGCTGCACCGTTGCCAGCTGTGAATTTTGCGTCCTCTGCTAAGAATGCTTCGAAGTCTGCTTTTAGTTGTTCTACTGTTGTTGACATAATTGTTTCCTTATAGTTATGTTCTAATACTTATAAGCCACCTTGCTTGTAGGGGCTTAAAACTGGTATGGTCGGTAGGTTTCGAACCTACAAAGACTCTGTCTACGACTTTGTCCCGTCCCCACTCTTGGCTATGGGCCAAGCGGGAGGTCTGCCAATTCCACTCACGACCACAAGTATAGTATAGTTGGTCTATAATTAAATAGCAAGTACTAGACTACCAAATGTAAAATTTTAAGGTTTTGTATACAATCGATATAACAAGGGAGTTTCACTTAGATCCCCATTATCGAAATAGTCATTGGGAGTAAACGGTTTCCACTCACCAGCACCGTATCTATCAGCAACTTTGTCCAATCTTTCGAGCATAAGCTCAGCCATCCTCTCTCTAGAGGCAGTTGCTAATTTTGGATTTTCTAATCGTTTAACTTCCATCCAATCGGTCATTGTGACATTCTTTAGAGAGTCTTCGTATTCTTCTAAATATAACTTAACAGTTTTCAATTTAAAAAACCAAAATCTAGATCCAGGCGGAGTATGAGGTAGACAATATTTAAAAAAGAAATCACCGTCATCTAGATTAAGACTATGTGTACCGAGATTATACTCTTCTTTATCAGTAGTATAAAACATCAATTTTAATGCAGGAATTACAGATTTCTTTTCGCCTATATATTTGTATATCCATTCAAATCTAGAATGATGACTAACTGTTGGTAATATAGGTGTATTGATAGTATTATCATTTTTTTCTAAGATTTCACGAGGAATATGGGCAGTGTACCCACCGCCTAACCAATAATTCATTCTCATAGATTAAACTGTCTAGGACATCCCGGTTTAAAGGCAACTTTCACATTATCGCTCAACCCTGTACCATCTGCCATTCCCCCTAAAAAATGATTGTATCCGCCCGGATGGCGCATGCCTTCTGCTGCCATTCTTTTTAAATGTATAGACATAGTCCCATAATTTTTTGTAAGAAAATCCATATCATAATAGACAGGAGTAATATTATATTTTTCAACAAATTTCTTTGTTGCCGTAGTTTGTACATTTATTTCTTGCCAGATAGCCTCATAGTTCCTATGAAAAAATTTGTAATTATTATGTACAGTGTCGTGGCCACCACATAGTTCCCACCATATAAAAGCAACATGCGGTTCTATAATTGTTGTAATTATGTCTGCTTCGGGAAATAACTCTATAATTTTGTCATAATGCAAGGCCCAGAAATGGCTTTTGTGTGTTCGTATGATGAATTCTTTTTCGCTGGCATCGGGTATTGGGTTTGAATATGCACTGTCTAGTGTTTCTATTATGTGATCTCGATCATATTCGCCGAAGTTTAATATCCAGTCCCAACTAGGTTCGTTGCCCGGGTGCCAGTAAGCACCAATATGTCCGCCCCAGAATCTCTGGGGCGTTATATCAGAATTGTCAACATGTTGAAGCAATCCCACACGCAGGTATCGATCTATGGTTGAGAACATGCCTCCCGGAGGACCGCACACAAATATTCTTTTTACTTTGGCCTTTGTCACGCTATTCCTTTATGATATCTTATATAGCTTTGCAGCATTGGTATAGGATATTTTTTTGGCTAAATCTGCATCTAGTTGTCCAAGAATGTTTCTCCAACATAACACAATATTGTTGTAGCTGTTCCATCTTAAAGTTTTATGGGCATCAGTGGCAAATAAAAATCGATCTTGAAATTTATCAATTAGTGTGACCCATTCTTGTCTAATCTTGTTATGGTCGTCTACTATAGAATTACTATCTACTTTATCCCACCATTCGGAATTAACTATCTGAAACCCCCCAAGATCTGTATTATCGGGTCCTATCCACAAGTTCTTCCATCTTTTTAATTCTCGTTTACTTAGTGTAGCATAAACATTTGGATGTTCTGATAGTACTTTATCTATTTGGTCAACGGTAGCAAACCCGCAGTGCGGCCAAACAAATTTTAAATTAGGATAAGACTTTAACATTTTACTAATCTCTGGCCAATCTCTTTCCCAATGAAACACTTCCCAATGAAAAAAAACAGGTACTTGATATGCAGAAATATGATCTAATAATTTTTTAGTATTAGGCGATACTGCACTAACACGCCTTTCAAGTTCATCATTTATTTCGCCATCTTCTTTGTCGGCATGAGTAAAATGCAACTCGCCTATATATCGATAGGACGGGTCTTTGAGTTCTTGTATAATTGTGTTGATGTATTGAGGATCAAAGTCATCCCGTTGGTCAAATCGTTTACTAGTTCCTAACAGTATTCTACTGTTGAATTTTTGTTTTAATCTTAACGAACAATCTTTTCCGCCGGGTATGCCAGCTGATATTGCAATATAATCTATTCCAGAACTTTCGAGATATGATTCAAATACTTCATCTTTAATATTAAAATAAATTTGAGCCATGGCATCTATTAGTTTGTCTTGATACATATTAATTTTTTAAATAGTAGGTAGTAATAGATCTTTCAACAGCCCCATTTTCAGATTTTCTCTCTCGAACTCGATCTGTGTAAATTTTACCCTTGATGAAATTTTTAATTGCTGTCTTTTGATTTGCTTCGGCAGCAGCTACAAATGCAGGATCTTTTAACTTGCCCTTTTTTTTGTTTGCTGCAAGTTGAAATGAATCATCATCTAAATTATTAACGACTAATAAAAATTCAGACCCCGGAAAATCTCTGTAGAGTTCATCTAAACACGGCAAAATTTCCCAACCATAATAAAAAAAGTTTGTATTATGAAAATTGGAAATTTGATCGTTGATGATCAATGATATTCGATCATAGTGATCGTACATCAGTTCTAGGTCTAGTCTTGATAACGAGCCGAATCTAAAATAAATCTTATTATTATCATCGTAATGAAACAGTGTTTTGAGCTTGTCCAAACACCAGACATTATATTGTCCTAACGGTGAAGTTATAAAATATATCTTATTTGAATTAATCATCTTTGTTTCCTTTAGACATGGGGCTAAACAATTCATCGATCTCTTCGCCCTCTACTCCTTTTAGTTCCTCACCAGGATAGGGTTCAGCAGGAATTATATATTTTTCATTTGGGCTCTGATCGTCGATGAATTTTAAAATTTCTGGGCTGGTATGATCTATTGGAAAATTTAAAGTTTTTTCTAAATATTTTAGATAGTTAGTTTTATAACAAAAAAATGTTTCTAGACTTATAAAGTTTACAGGAAAATCACTAGCCAACAACGTATTGATAATATAATCTTTAGCATAATCTATTGTGGGTTTTTTTCTTATCCGTTCTTGTTGTAATCTAGATATTTTTTCATCTCGAGCAATTACAGCGATCTGTACATCGATGCCCCAGCTCTTGGCTATATTTGCAACTTCTAAAATTTTTGGTTTAATATTATATCCATCAAATACATATGGATAACTGACGTTTGTAATAAAGTATTGTCCGTCATCGAAAACTTCTGGTTTCATTAATTGGGGGTACCACCAATACATTGCAAATTTTTCTCGTTGATGACCTACCCAATAGTTTTCCGTAAGTTCGTCCCATCCATTGACATCTGGATGCATACTAAAGATTCTAGCAAATATATGATTCCCAGAACCTTGCGGTCCACAGGTTATTAGAAGTTGTTTTTGAGATTGCATAATAGTACTATTTAAGTTCGTTTATGTTTGCGTGGATAAATAATGATACAAGATCCACGGAGACTTTTATGCCTACAAAATACATTTTTACAGCCGGTAATTCGGGTACACGAAATTTTCTAATCAATGCATTAGAAGCTGCTTATCATCAATCCGGAAAAACCGTATTTTTAAAACAGTTTGCAAACAATCACAACAACAATATTCCAACATCTAGAGTGGCAAGATATCATGATTCAACATTTGAAGAATTAGATTTTCATGTAAACGACTTTATAGAAGTATCAGGGCTAGAGTTTGATGTTGTTATATTTTATGGATATCGTATTTCAATGTTTATTGAGCAGATATATGCTCAATATTGTGATAGCGCATCGTTTATCATTGTAAAAGAAAATCCAGCGTTTGGCGCCATTGATGCCGCATTTACACATTCGCACTGGAATACCAATATTCCTGAAGAATTAGCAATTAAAAATGCAATTGATGCAAAAGTATCAACTTTTTGTGTAGACCATATTGCAGATAATCTGTGGACATCCATGGCATTGAATCCAACTATAGAGTTATCGCCAGTAAGGATCAAAACAGAGCCAGGTCCGCATATGTATACAATTCTAGGTCAAGGCTTAGAATAAAGTCGATATTCTAAATTTGTTTCTAGTTGCATTTTATTGTCCATATATACGGATAGATCAAATTCCCGCCATTTAGGATCTGCTCCGACCATACTAGCAACTTTATCTAGACGTGTATATAACCTGTTAAAAATTTCTTGACGACTTAAATTTTTCCATCCTGGAATTTTCTTTTTCGTTTCAACTACCCAATCTCTAATTAATGGATCAGTTTGAGCATCGTCGTATGCGTCTGCGTAGTCTGCTATATCTTTAAATCTAAAAAACCAAAATCTAGATCCTGATGGAAATTTTTCCATAAAAGGAGTAAAGAGAGGGTTGCTCTGATTGTCTTCCAAGTTATCTGATCCAAAATTGAATTCTTTTTTGTTGTCAGTTTCCCATATGTCAGTAACATATTTAACTATGCTAGTATCGTCCAATATAAGATGATGAACCCAGTATAACGGTTTATACACAGGTAGCACTGGAGTATTAACGTCTGGACATTGTTTTAATATGTCTCGTGCTACATATAGAGAATGGGGCAATCCTACCCAATAATTTATTCTCATTTTTCAAATGGCCTATAATTGCCTAATTTCACTATCACTCTAGTCTCGTTTGTTAGATGTGTCCCTTGGCCTCTCCCCGCCAGACTATCAATTTTTTCTGGGTGCCTAATGAACTCTTCGATTCTACGATCAAGAAAAGGATGCGGAGTTTTGATAAAATGTTTTTCAATAAAACTTCGGTTCCATAGTTCTTTTTCTAATTGATGTTTTTCAATAAATTTGTCAGTGTAGGAAAGTTGCAGACCTATCTCTTGCCAAATAGCTTCGTAGTCTCTGTTGTAATATTTGTAATCGTTAAATTCAGTATTATGCCCGCCACAGATTTGCCACCATATCCAGGCTTTATGGTGTGGGGTACGACAAATTAAAATATCGTCGTCGGGGAATAGATCAACTAGCTTGTCATAATGCAAGGCCCAGAAATGGCTTTTGTGTGTTCGTATGATGAATTCTTTTTCGCTGGCATCGGGTATTGGGTTTGAATATGCACTGTCTAGTGTTTCTATTATGTGATCTCGATCATAGTCGGCAAAGTTCAATATCCAGTCCCAACTAGGTTCGTTACCGGGATTCCAGTAAGCACCAAGATGGCCTTCTTGATTACGATATTCATTGATGTCGGAATTGTCTACAAATCCTAACAGTGCATACCTTAAGTATTTATCAACGCCGCTCCACAGACTACCAGCGGTTCCGCTGATAAAAATTCTTTTTACTTTTGCTTTTGCCATGTGAATATGTATCGTAAGCCGTTGGTTAATCGTACTGGTTTTATAATTTCTAAATTGTGTTTTCTAGTATATTCAGCAATGTGATCTATGGTCCATTTGCAAACATGCTTTTTAGGAGATACAACTTCTTCTAAAACAGGATTAACTCGCATGTAGATTTTACCTCCCGGCTTACACCAATAGACTAGTCTTTCAATTTGCTGTGAAATTAATTCAAAGGAATCTAAATTGGTAGCACCTAATGAAATAACAACGTCAAAATGATTTTCTGGAGCATTATAGTCTAAGAGATCGACAACTACATCGGCAGTGGGATTATATTTGTCTATGCCTATTAGATTTTTAATACGACCCTTAAATGGGTGATAGCCGCAGCCTACATCTATTACAATGTCGTCATCTTTAATTTCGGCCACAATATCGTCGTATTCTTTTAGGGATTCTTGGTTGCCGTCGAGGTATCTTGGTCTCCAATATCCTTCTTTAGTTGGATCTGTAGAGTTTGTAAAATATTCTGCTATGTAATTTTTTTGTTCCATGCTTTATATATCTTATATTTTATGCACTGTGGTTTCGTTTGAATTTTGCAATAGTTCGTTAGTCCTAGCAGAATTTAACCCGGTGATAACTAACGTAGGCCTTGGAAATCTACTGGCGTTAGCAGTTGCATGGGGCACATTCGGCCAATCGAATACATGTATGTCGCCAGCTCGCCAATGACTATATGTATGTGTTCCGTACAGATAGAACTGTCCAGGACGCCAGTCGTCTAACATAACCACAATTCTCGACATCGACTCGGGTTTATCTGTGTCTTTTAGTTTGTCCCAGAATTTATCTATATGTAAATTGAACATCTGTCCGGGTATCTGTACATGCACCCAAGGCTTATGATATTCTTCTTCCATGGCAAAATAATCGCACATTTTTTTAAATGTAGGATATTCTTCTACAAAGTCATAACGATTGGACATTGCAAGGTCAGTAGGTGCTCCTGTAGTTTTTAGATCGTAGTGTTCCTGCTCAAGCATATCAGAAACTTTAGAATCATCATTTCTCCAGAACTTTCGATTGGCCCATGTCACGGTCCAGTTCTTAGATTTCTCAACCACGTCTGCCATTTCAGCTGACCAGTCTCCATCAAATCTGCCTAACGGTTTTACCCATTCGCCTAACTGATCTTTTTTGGTGTCGTCAAAATGATATTTGCTGTGTGCCCTGGCCCATTCCCAACTGCTTTGATAGTCTGATTTATTTTGAAATTCCATGTCTTTCCTCTCTTAATTTTTGATATTCTCTTTCCATGCGCAACATAAAGTCAACATCAGACTCATATCGTGTTGACCAAATCCAGAATTTGTTTAATAATCTCTTAATTATTCTTAGCATGATGTTTATAAGGATTATCATCCCCGCCATTCTTTGTATTGGCCATTAGCTCGTCTAACCAATACTCGTCAACTGATCTTAGATATTTTTGATTGGAGTTATCTTTGAGTGCATCTTGTAGTTTCTCAGGACTAATATTAATAGGCCAGTCTAACATTTTAGAAACATGATTTAAATAGACCGTCTCGTAGAGATAAAGTTGTTCTGTACTTATGAAAAAAGGATTATAGTTTACTAGTTTAGTTTTTATAACGTCAATAAATGTAGGTAGTGTAAATTGTTTTCGAACTCTCGATTGCTGAAATTCTAATATATTCTTATCTCGGCCTATAACTACCAAGACTACTTCAAATCCCGCTAGAGATGCTTCCTTGATAAATTCTTCATATTTAGGAATACGCAAGGGTTTATCTTTGGGAAGTATAGGACCTCCTTCTAGAATATAGGGACAGCTTATACTTGTAAAATACAGATCGTGGTCCCAGTCAATCTTTGAAAATAATTTGGGATTTTCCCAGATATCAACAAAAGGTTCATCGCCGTGTCCTACCCAATAGGACTTGGTTAACTGTTCCCAGCCTCTGACCGACGGGTCTTCGCTGAATACTTTACTCCACAAGTGATTGCCCGAACCCTGTGGGCCAGTTAGAATCAATAATCTTTTCTTCATAGATACAAAGAGTGGGGGACGAATCCCCCACGGTTAAATTACTTTTTAGCTTTGCTGAGTATTTCTGGTTTCATAGTTGCTTCCATCTTAACAGCATTCTGTGTCCACCATACTAGGTTTTCTAGATTCTTTTTAGTCAACCCTTTATTTAATTGATCATATGCTTGATTGACTTCATTGCCTACCAACCATGGATATTTGCCCACACGCTCGTCAATGATTTTTTGACTTTCAGGGTCAGCAATCATTTTCTTTGCGGCTGCAATTAATCGATCTTTGTTTGGATTATTTTTGTTAACCCAGATAACTTTTTGTAAAACATCACGATAACCTTTAACTAACAACCAAGCATCGTACATTTCACCCTTAGGCTCTTTGCCCCACTTGGCTTTATATGCCTCTGGGAAACTGCGTTGACCAACTGGAAAGTTTGTGTCTGCTTCTAATTTACCAGTTTTGTGATTGGTAATACCAGCACTCATCCATTCCTTACCAATATCCTTGCCATCGAAATTAGTGATCCATTCATTAGGATGATTTCGCATAACATTTAATTCACCACGAGTAAATCCTAGGTAAATTTCAGGTTGAGACATACCCTTTACATAGATAACTCTTTTATCATAGCATTCTTTGTAGGCCTGCATAGAAGGCAAATCTCCGCAGATCATCATGGTCAACGCCATGATATCTGGATTAGATCCGTTTGAATATCCAAACTTTATTTTATCATTGCCATAGATATCAAATCCATTTCTAATGGCCATCATGATAGAATTATTATGAGCAAAAATAGGCTCATAGTCGTTATAATTATATTTGACCTTGTCAATTAGAAATGCTTCTGCTTGGCCTCCTTGTGAAAACCACATAGCATTATTATCAAATCTATACTTTTCGTGCCACTTATCACCTGCAGGAATAGCCTTAGCACCTTCGATAACTTCCATACGAATCGGCTCGCCAAGATGCTTGGCTAACTCTGGAAGCACAATGGTGTGCCAACCTTTAGGACTAGGAACAACCGCAAGCATGTCAGCCATTGCCGAAGCAGACACAACGGCAAATAACATACCCATTAAAATCTTTTTCATGTATTTCTCCTTTAAACATATTTGATTTTAGAACCACTATTAAAAAACAGCCCCTTAACAACAACTGCTACTATACAAAGCAGCAGCACTACGCTGATAGGACGGGTCAGCAAGTCTGTAAATTCATACAAGGTAAAAAATTGCAATCCAAGTAGTTCAATCTTGGCCGAAAGTGCAACGCCTAGAATAAAACTAATTCGACTTATCTTTAGATATCTCAGCGCCAGCCCAACCACTGTACAAATTGCCAAGATTGCATAGTCTTCCCAACCACCTGTATATTGTACACAACTCCACACAATTAATACCATAACTGGAGTAATCCAGTAGATGACTGGTATTCTAGTTATCAATGTTGCATACCTGATAAAAAATATTCCTATAACAAATGACATGGCAAGGGCGAACATGTACCCATAAGATAATAGATCGAAAAATTTAGGGTTTCCAAGTAAAGCGGTACTGCCTAGATCTAACCCCACAATTGACAACATGGCAATTATCAGCACTTCAAATGGTGCTCCGGGAACCCCAAACAATACTGTTGGCACATAGGTAGTTGCTTTGTGTGCAAGATTCGCGCCTTCCGGAGCAATCACACCTTTTACATTTCCTTCCCCAAACGCCACTTCTTGGTCTTTGTTTCTTGCCACCACACGACCATAGGTCATCCATTCAGCAATTTGACTGGACATGCCCGGGATGAACCCAACAAACGCACCAATTGCACCACCTTCAAAACTGTCTCTTTTATTTTTCCAAACATCACCCAGCCCCTGTTTGATCTGTTGCCAGTTATTGTTAGGTGACACCATGTAGGTAATTTTTGTTCTTAGTGCTTCCCATAGTTCAGGAAGAGCAAGTACGCCGGCCATTAGTGGTGCAAACTGTATACCGTTGGCCAAATAGTACCAATCGAATGTGAATCTTTCACCGTTGGTGACCGGATCTAGTCCGATCAAGCCCACCCATATACCAAAGCATAGGCCTATAATTCCTCTAAACCAATACTCATTTGATATAAAGGTGCCGCAGGCCATTGCTAGCAGGACAAATACAAACATCTCCGGGGTGCCAAAAGCCAGCACCAAGGGAACATAAAACGGTAAAAACACAATTGCAACCAATCCCCAAAACAACCCTTGTACAGTTGAGCTGCCTAACGAAGCAGACATTGCTCTAGCTGCTTCGCCTTTCCTAGCCATTGGGTATCCGTCCACCATGGTGGCCGCACTGCCACCGCCACCTGGTACATTCATAACCACACTGGAAAATAAATCTCCAGTACAAACAGCAACTACCAATGCCATGCTAAAAACTACTAGGCTGTATGGGTCAGCTTTAAAAATTTCGATAAATCCAAAAACAGTCAGCAGAGCAGTAGTAGCGCCTGCTACTGGAATGACTCCGAATAGAAATCCGTAGAGTGTTCCCAGTATTGCCCAAATAGAATAGTTTGCAAAAATATCTAACATAAGTTTCCTGTATTTTAAAATCAGTTTTATTTATACACGACCGATAAAAAATTTGTCGAATCTGATAAAAAAATTATACTAGAAAGAAAAAAAATTGTCAATTAAAAAAAATCCGTCGTGAGGCTATCTTGAGTAAATACCTATAACATTTTTAAAAAATATTGAGAGACCACTATGAACCAAAAAATTTATAACTTATTAATTGAACAATTAAAGATTGCCTTCAATCCTATAAAATATCAACAGGTAAAAGAAAATTTAAAATTTTCAACCAACATCGATCAATTACCGTGGACTCCGGTTAGATACGAAAAATTTAAGGCTAGCGTAATAGATACACTAGGCTTATCCAATTTAGATTTTTCCGGAACTATCGAACAAGCAGTTAATCGCTTCGATAAACAATATCTAAACAAATTCTTTGGAAGTATATGGGAACCTACTATTGACAGCTATAATTACAGTGGTTGGCAAGTTGCTGAAGAAATTGCTAGCTCCGATCCTCAAGCAGTTCTAGATGTAGGCTGCGGGTATCATCCATTTAAAGATAAAATTCACAACATTACAGGCATAGACCCCTACAATAAAAATGCCGATTACATGGTCGACATATTAGATTTTACCATAGAAAACGAAAGTTTTGATCATATAATTTGCTTTGGTAGTATTAACTTTAACAGTTTCGAAGACGTCGAAGAAAGATTCAAGCGAGTAGTTGAACTTCTCAAACCAGAAGGCAAGATCTATTTTAGAGCCAACCCTGGAATTCAATGGCCCACTGGTCCGTATGTAGACATATTCCCCTGGAGTTTTGAGATAGCCTATGAGCTTTCTAAAAAGTACAGCCTTCATTTGGAAAATTTTAAACAAGATGCTAATGAACGTCTATACTTTGTATTCCAAAAGAAGCCTAGAAAGTTAGATCAAGATATTCTTAATAGATACTTTGAAAAAAATTGGACCCCTAGTTATAGAAGAGGACACGAAGATGCACACGTTCGAGTGGCTAAACAGATCAAAGATACTGAATGGTTGCTAGATGTTGGCTGCGGATACAATCCTTTTAAACAGATGGTAAAAAATGTTGTCGGTATTGATCCTGCATTTGATACTGCTGATATTAAAACCACTATCGAAGAATACAAACCCAATCGCCTGTTCGATGCTGCTGCATGTTTTGGCTCAATCAATTTTGGAAACAAAGAAGATATTAAAAGACAAATTGCTGCTGTGGTTGCTTGTCTAACTCCTAATGGAAGAATATTTTGGAGGGTAAATCCCGGGCATAAAGATCACCTAAATGAAATGTGTAAAGGTATAGATTTTTATCCATGGAGCCTAGAAGAACTAGACGAGATGGCTCATGATTTTGGATTTGAACAGCGCAATGCCAGCAAGGAGTTGAACGATAGAAGACTCAAATATCCAGACCAAGTCTTTCCTGACAGCAAGCGTTTTTCTACTAGACTATACGCAGAATGGCACAGGGTAAAATAAATATGATATTATGAAAATAATATACCCTGTAGATCAACTTTTAAATTTTGAAAAACTTCGAGATGAGGTATTGACATTAATCGAACAGCATTCTCCTAAGTCAAACCAGATCATACTCCACGGGCTTGATCCCGAAGTTGAAGAATGGCAAGTTGGTGTAGGTTCTATTGAAGAGTTAGAAGTACAAGAAGAAAAAAAATATCAATATTTAAATAAAAGTCTTGTCGGTTCAGAAATAGAAAATGTAATTAATCATTATCAAGGCTTTAGAGCTAGAATAATGATAATGCCACCTAGAGCCTGTTATTCAATTCATGCTGATCCTACAGCCAGAATACATATTCCTATAGTCACTAATGATCAATGTTGGATGATTTGGCCTTACAATAGCCTATGTTTTAGACTACCAGCGGGCAAGGCCTACTATGCCGACACTCGAAGACAACATACTTTTGCTAATGGCGGTACTGAAAATAGAATACACATTGTCATGTGCGTAGATAACTAGTCTCGGGCATTTTTCCTATGTGATAGGTTTTTATAAATCCTCGTAATCCTTCTGCTCGATTACTAATAGGATCTCTATGTACATAATCACCAGCATTATTGGCCACATAGGTTATTCCTTCTAGCCATATTTTATATTCTGTAGTTTCGTGATACAGTTGATGGAACCACGTATCGATTTCGTCATACCACGTTAACTTACTTTTGTCAGTTTGAAACCAACTGTTATTCCAGGTTGTATAGATTATGTTTCTTAACAATTTTTGATAGTATTTTCCGTTGTTGGCATCAAACTCTTCTCGAGTTTTAGGAGTCCATATGCCGATCATAGCAGGATGTACAGTGAGCCATTTTCTAATAATATGTGCCTGCTTGGTCATAATTGGAAGAGAGTCTGGATGCCAATAGTATAACTCTACATGAGTGTTGGGATGATCCCCAAGATGCTCTTGGGCAGTTATAACGTTGGCAGATTTATCAGAAAATGTAATATAAAATTCTCCATCTCGAATAAAGGTCATAGGCTTCCCCTCGCCTACCAACAACACTATTTTTTTGTCTTTATCAAATTGTTTCTTGATGTCTTTGAACCAAGCATAGTTATATCGAGTAGCGCCACTTACATTCAATGTTTCTCTTTTGTCTAAAATCCAACTGGCATCACCTGCGCTTCGCAACGAATCAAATACAGCATCGCTCATATCTATCACTGTAATTTTGGTATTGGGAGATTTAGATTTTATTTCATTTAGTCTAGGATAAATTTGTAAAGCATATTCTGCCCCATAATTCCAATTATCTGTGATTAACGGATCATCCTTATACAGTTTATTGGCCTTTTCAAAAACGTTAACCAATATTTCGTCAATAACCAGATTTTGTCGCAAGAAGCTTTCTAGTATATTATGACTGTCTGCTCCGCCGCTATAGCTCAATGCCACGTAGTCGTATTTTTCTCTTATAGATTTTGATCTTTTATTGTACAACTGATCCAAAGTTTCCTCAGGTTCGACCCACCAGTAATTGCGGCTAAACAATTCGTCGTTGAAGAACCATTGGATTGGTTTATTATTTTTAGTAGAATGTATACATGCCTCTATCTTTGATGTAAACGCAATATCATTGCATACATAATAGCCTAACTCGGGATTGGGGATGTAGCTCATGATATATTTATATGCGTAGTTTATTCTAATAAATATCTGATATGAAATTACTCAACAAAGCTGACATTTCTGTAATTAAAAAATTCTTAGATCTTGATTCAACAGTAGAAAGCTCATTCATTAATTATTTTTTAAATGACCACGAACCAAGATTTTATTGTTTTGGCAACAGCACATCCTGCATCTCGATAATTGAGAATGAAGAGATTCCTGCTTGGTCGTTATCAAGAATACATTCAGCCAATGTACAACCTGAATTGTTAAATCATGCAATTCAGCACTTAGAGTCAAAAAAAATCTATCAAATTTTTACACTAAACACAGACAAAGAATTTGAAAATTTTAAAAAAATATTAACAAAGTATCAGCCGTATTTAGAACATCAACTACTGCCAAATTCGTTAACCGGCTATGAAAATATAGACCACGATGTGTTAGAGTACAAAGTCTACGACGAGCCTATGTTAGTGATTTTATGGATATTAAGAAATGAATATAGAACTTAGTAAACACAATCACATGATCGTAGGATATAACGATGTTCCTTGGACAACACGAAGCACTTTATATGATAAGTTTTTTGTTAAATTTGGCAAAGTCAATAAGGTACCTAGTTCATTTAGAGAAGCCTGTATAACTTCAGCAGAAGAGATATCAGCTAGATGTTGCGAACTTAATAAAACTCCGTTAGTAATGTATTCGGGAGGTATCGACAGTGAAGTTATTGCAGCTTCGTTTATTGCGGCCGGAAAGAATTTTTCACTGGCCCACGTTAAATATGGGCTCGACTATAATCGACACGAGACTGAATATGTCTATAGATTCTGTGATCGATATAAATTAGATCTTAAACAGTTTGAAGTTGACCCGATAGAATTCTTTTCTAGGGCTAGTACAATTCCCAATGCTGTTGCAGACAATGCCAGATTGATCGAGCTTCAGTTAATTACAGATATTACAGATAAAATAAAAGATATGTATTTCCCTATTAGCGATCATCCGGGAGTCGTATTGCATAGAGACAATCCTATTTTATCGGAAACTAGTAAATGGTACTGGAAAGATTACGAGCATCTTTCTGCCTACTATTTTCATTGCATGAGAAAAAATATAGATGCTTGTCCTAGTTTCTATCATTGGAGCCCTGAAATCATACTGGCATTTTTATTAGATCCTATGATTGCAAAGTTAGTTAACAATGATCCATACGGAAAGATCACTATTAGAACTACTGCTGCACCATTGTATAAAAAAACTTTTCCTGAATTCAATTTTGAAGATAGGCCCAAGTATCGGGGGTTCGAATATATTCCAAAAACTCTAATAAACAATCTAAACAGAAAGTTAAATGCCAAGACATTCTATGATAGGCACAGCGGACAGGCCTATGAGTATAATGAATTAATAAGGATGATATCGTGATTCGACAAATTTTGTTATCTGATTTGAGATCCTTAGAAGAATTTTTTCAGTCTGCAATGACCAGTGAGGATCACAGGGCCGATACATTCTCCGTAGTTCCCTATTACATAGCCACTGACGATTATTATAGAGGGTTTGCAAAATTTGACGATAGTGGAAGAATACTCAGTGCTTGTTTTATACGAGAACTTGTAGAGCAAAAGACTCAGGTTTTAGATTTTATTGTTTCGAGAACAGGGATTTCTATTTTTAAAAATCGAGTGGGGGAAGTAGTTGACTATGCCATACGATTTGGAGAACAAAAAGGCATATATAGATTTTACACTTTCTTAACCGATGACATGCTAAACACTGTTGATGTACTCAAGAAAAAAAATTCAATATTTACATGGCGGGAACGCTATGATACCTATGTAGATGAAGTTATAGAACCGGAGTGTTTTTCTCAATACTATTTGCATTGGGTTTATCTTATGAACACCACTATACGGAAACAACGAAAGATTGTAAGACACCATCACTTGAAACCAAAATACTATGCCAAGATCACTGTATTGTGATTTATAAAAGGTAAAAATTTTTGATAATCAATTTTGCCAAACACCCTAATAGTAATTCTAATACCCTCTACCATGCCCACGCCGTGCCAGGCACTATCATTAAACAACATAGCATTTCCTGAAACGTTATGCACTTTGTTGGTTTCAAATGAATATATTTTCATAGGCACACCGCCGTTATCTGGTATAATACTTAGACCAAAACAGGCATCGTAATCCTTGCTTAATTTTTCCTCATCCCACCCGTAATCTCTATGTGTGGCAAAGAATGTATTTTCAGTAATGAATACACGTATACAGCCAATGTGTTCGTATGGCAAACTTTCTAGACAAGACTTTAGATAGGGAGTTTTTTCTATGATTTCTTTTCGCCATTGCCAGTCTTCGACATTTAATTTTTTTGTGACATCAAATCGATTGACATTTTTTTTGTTATCTGCATGGTATCTCATATAGAAAATATGCTGACCTCTTAAATTCTTGTTATTGTGCCGATGCTGACTAGTTTGACAATCTACTTGATCATAACACTCTAAAGATTCAGAAGCAAATATCCGTCCTTGTTTTGCAGCTTGTATATTGAAATCATACGGCGGCGAATGATTCCAGAATTGTTTGGTTGCAAGTATTTCTTCCTTGATTTGATTATAATCAAAGTCTAAATTTAGACTAGCGGCAAGTATATTGTTAACGTCCATTGACTATTTAATCCATATGCATTTTACCTGTTGATAAATACCCATATGAATACACGACATCTTCTCAATTTTTTCAATGCTAAAAATCTAAATCTGTTGCAATATGCTACAATAGCAGCATTCGTTGCAGCAGCAATTTCTTTTTTCTATATCAGTTTCAGCTGGCCAATGCTAGGTTTATCTGTAATTATGTACTATCTAATATTTGGGTTTGGTGTCAGTGCTACACTGCATCGAGCTATAACGCATAGATCTATAGTATTTCATCCTTGGGTAGAAACATTCGGTAAGTTTATGGCCATGATGGGCGGCACAGGTTCGGTTATCAGTTGGGTTATGACACATAGAGCACATCACCTACATTCAGACACTGAGCTAGATCCACATCCGCCATGGAAGATATCTAGTACACTGATGGGCCAGTATCCTAAAGTTGGAACCCGAGGAATACGTAGATATGCAGACAGTGCCTTCAATAGATTTACACATAGATACTATTTTCTAGTGTTATCGCTATATGCTGTTGCTTGGAGTCTTTTAGGCGTAGACTTTTTCTTTTATGGATTTCTCTATCCTGCATTGTTGACTATTATTGCTAGCAATGTTGTCAATAAATTCTCACATTCTGATATACTAATGTTTAATTATCGTAGACACAATACAAAAGATTCTAGTCAAAACAGTCCTATTGTTGCCCTACTTACTTGGGGTGAAGGTTGGCACAACACACATCATCGCTACCCAGGTCGAGCAAGATTTGCCATGAGCGCCTGGGAAATTGATTTAAGTTTTTATTCTGTGCTATTGTTGAAAAAATTAGGCCTTGCCCAGATTAAAACTCATACTCCTTGACCACAGCAAAGTCTTTGTAAATCTTACAGCTTCTGTTGATTAAGTCTTGATGTTTTTCGAGATCTAGATCACCCATAACATACAATAATAATTTTTGATTGGGCACTGCTTCGTCATTGCCGTGGGCACAACTATAACTGCCCATGGCCCATCCTGGGCTAGAGTCGGGCAATGTACAATATATCTTGCCCAGAGATTTTGTATAAACATAAAAGCTATCTCTATGCATCTCGCCGTCCAATAACAGTCGATAAAAACATGGATCGTTATCTTTGTAAAATAACTTTTCTTCCTCAGTAAGATTGTCTGTAAGATCTAGGTGTAATGGCACAGCACCAGTTGAACTGATAGCTGTGACATATTTAAATTTTTTAAATGGCAGATGTTGTTTGATATAGGCTATTAATTGAGGGCATAGATTCTGTGCTTCAGTAGTCCAATGCCAATCAATATCAGCTACTTGTGCTTCGTAGGGGTTTGCTAGTTCCTTAGATGGTACGTGTATGCGAAAACTGTTCCATGCATATAGATGATGTTTTTTCTGTCTTTCGAGCTCGCTTCGATCTTTCTCACATATATTAGGAACAAATGTGTAATGATCCTGTAATTTTTCTAATGTTAATTCTTTAGGCAGCAATGGGAGGTCTAACGGAATCCATAATATATTATTCATTGCCGATGTCTGGATGCGCCAGCCCTTTAAAAAGTAAATCTATTGGATGTACTCGACCAAAGAATTCATTTACCACATAACTATCATCTTCAGTAATGTAATCTAGCCATGGACTAAAACCCAATACAAGGTGTGTGCGCTTTGTCAAGCTCTTATTGGTAGCATATACTCGATGTGCTATGCTCGTGTCCGAGGTATAGATATTCCCCACAGGAGTAGGCATGGGATCTTTTCCTTCAGTTTGAAACATAAATGATTCGTCACCAACTAATGGTATATTAAGTCTTAGGTTTTCGTAGACTGGTTCGTCTTTATGCCACAAAAATCCTTCACTAACTCGATCTTGATAATCTCCATCTAACACTCCTATTCTACCTCTAGTAGGAGATAGTCTAAAACTGTTGATAAAGTTTTTTAAATTAGAATTTTCTACAGCAGGGGATAGTTTTCTAAATCCGTAGGTATCGAAATAGGTATTTTTTATCGAATCAAAACGATTGGTACTGGCCCAATAGAACTCCTCTGGAGCATTGGTTGTTGTACCTAATGTACTTTGATTGGGATTTGTATTTTCTTTTAAGTTGGGATTGTAAACTAAACTCAATCCACCGTAGGCCTTTGAATTTCCTTTTTTGGTTTGCCAACCCTTAATACCGTTTTTGTCTAAGCAGTCTTGAGTATCTGTAATTAGTGATGCAATATTTAATCTATGAGGAATAGAAATCCAATTGTCTATAGGCACAGAACAGGTCAAGTTGGTATATGCTTCTTTGAAATTTATGGTTAGGCTGATCCATTGAAAGATGGTCATGTCCTCGGGACAATCTTTTACAAAAAATTTATTCATACTTTTTAAAAAATCCTAAATTGCTTGATTGATTAAACATTTCAACATTGTTGATCGCTACAAATTGTCTACAACTTTCGGGAGGAGTTGCTATACACTCGCATACGTTATATTTTCCTGGCAGTATTTGAAATTCCTGTTCCGACACAGTATTAGCCAATCTAATGATTTCTCTAAAACTTTTTAGATATTTTCCTTCTCTTGTAATGATCACGGCCTTTATGTCCTCAACAGTTTTTAAAAATTCTAACTGAGCTTTTAAAACAACCGGGCTTAGTTTTAAAGAGTCATTTCGCCACTTGGTTAATCCGTGTGTGCGATGTTTAGGGCTAATCCAAAATCTTGTTAACGCTCTAGCTATACCGTTGCCCCATCGATCTTGCTTTACTTCTACTCCACCAAATGAAATAATATCATCCTGATAAAACACAGCAGTGAATGTTAAAAAATTATCTAAATTTAAATCGATGTAATTTTGATATAATGCATCTTGTTTACAGTTTATTTTAAGATAGTCAATGCAGGCCGACCATTGAGTTGAATAGTTTGAAATTTCTTTCTTAATATCGATAATTTTTAGGTTGTCAGCGTTCATAATAAATATTTAACCTATAATGCATGCCATGAAAAATTTCCAAAATCCTCTAGATGAAAACTTTTCCTATGGCTATGACAACAGTATCTATAATTTTAGAGAATCTGCAGACTCTCAATTTCAATGCAACTACAAACGTGCTCAATATGTTCCAACTTCTTTTAAAGATGAATGTATCAAAGTTTGTGAAAAAATAAGTGATTATGCAATGTCTATTGGCCGTGTTCCTATAGTATTACTCAGTGGCGGACTTGACAGTGAAATAGTAGTCAGAAGTTTTATAGAGTCTGGTAGGCCATTTAAAATTGTGTCCAACAAATTTTCCAACAATTTAAACGAACACGAAATTACATTAATAGAACGCTTCTCTAAAAAATATAATTTAGAAGTGAAGTACATTGAACTAGATATAGAAAACGCACTGTCGTCTCCACACTACTTAGAAATGGCAGAGATCGCTAAATGTCCCTATTCTGAAATGTTGCCTACCATGGACTTAATTAACCGAGTTTATTTTGAGATGAATGGCATTCCTGTATTAGGCAACGGAGATTTTTATGCTTCAAAAATCAACGACATCTGGACCTATACAGAATTTGAATACATCTTAGCTTGGATGAGATACGCTGTTGGCAAAAAGATAATTGGATCGATAAATTTCTTTCAACAGACTCCTGAAATAGTGTTAGCCATGGCGTTGGATCCTATCATAAAACAAACTATCAGTGACGACGAAGAGTCGACTATTAGGCATTCTAAATATCTTGTCTATCAAAAATATTGGAGTGATGCTGAAATTAGGCCAAAATATAATGGCGCTGAATTTGTACAAACACTGTGTGATCAAGTAAATGATCAATTTCTTTATCAATACAAAGATTATACAAGTAAATGGACAATGTCTATATACCGATTTTTAAAAAATATGATGCCTGATGATTACTACAGATAATAGCAAACAATACGGAATAATGCTCAGCGGCGGACTCGATAGTGCAATACTATTATATCTGTTGTTAAAAGATAATCCTACTATAAATCTACAACCGTTTACTATTCCTAAATTTGACGGAGCAGCATTATATGCAGGTCCTATTGTTGATTATTATAATAAAATATTTTCTACCAGTCTCTCCCAACCGATACTTGTTGGTAATCCTAATGTATTTCACCGACAACAAAGCAGAGTGGCTATTACTGATATCTTTAGTAAACATCCAGTTGACATACTGTTTGTTGCTATAAATCAAAATCCCCCAGAATTGGGTAAACTTCCAGGAGCACCGCACCGAGCTAAAAAGAGTGACAATCCTAAAATTATATTCCCTTTTGTTGATATGTATAAGGATCAAATAGTACAAATTATGTACAGTGAAGGGCAAGAACACCTGATCAATATTACTCATTCTTGCACAGAACAACAAATTGGAAGGTGTAGGCAATGTTGGCAGTGTACTGAACGTGCCTGGGCCTTTTCACAATTGAACAAAATAGATACAGGCGCAGCATAAATTACTATATGACATCTATCAAAGTGCCCCCCGGAGTAAGCGGTCAATCAGCACATCACAACCCGGCAACAGTTAATACTGAAATGTTGGCCAATGAAGTTAGCCTCCTAACTATAGGAGACTTTGAGCCTCTTAACATCAAAATAAATACTGGTGCGCTAATGCATGAGCTAAGTCAATTTAGAGAAGATTGGCAAGACTATTTGCCAAGAACCGATAGACCAAATAATCGTAAAGGGCTAACTCTAACTACCTTGCCCGGAAAGACTCACAAGGATGCTCCCAGTCTTGCTGAAGCTAGTTATGCTGCCGGGCGCAGACTGAGTGAATTAGAATTTAATCATAAGACGGAAGTGTATACTGCCTGTCGAAGTCTAAGCCCGTTATTTGATACGTTTTCAGAGGTAGGCCGAACATTTTTTGTAAAGTCAGACATAGGCGGATACTTTGTTCCACATAGAGACCATCCTAGTATAACTAGAGATGTATTTCGACTAGTGGTATTTGTCAATAACTGTGGTCCGTTAGACTATGATTGGCTTATAGATGATCGTAAATTACAAATTGAGCCAGGCCGTGTCTATTACGTAAACACTAGAAAAACTCACAGAACAATCAGTTGGGTCAACGATAGTGTACATCTGATTTTAAATGTGCCAATGACTTCAAAAAGTGTAGCTAAAGTTATTGCTAATTTACAGCACACTCACTGAGTGTATGTTATCTAAAATTAAAGCACTCTATAGCTTGTTTAAAAGTAAAACCTTCCATTAAACTCCAACTCAATGTAATTCTCATTGTGTTCTTATTATTAATAACCTTATGTGGTGTAGTGTTGTTTATTAGTAAAGGTTTTAATAATGTATTACTAAACACTTCTTTAACTGGAGATTTAACTAAGTTATATATTTTTTTGTTGTCATATTCCAATATTAGCGGATCATCTGCTTCGTAAAAGACAGTACTAGTACCTTCTGTCCCTTGTATAGGAATATTAAATGCACAGCTTCTGCTAGAATCAATATGTAGCGGAATTTCTGTATACGCAGGCATTGGATAAATGTTGTAAACATTACTTAACAAGGGATACCGATTTTTTATAGATAACATATAGGAATCTTCCTGTACCATACGATGATGTTTAGCTCTACCAGCAACAGATTTATTTTGTTTTTTCATAACCAAATCCGTGATATACTCTATATCAAGATCGATGTCTAATTCATAGATGTGTTTATTGCGTATCATAGTTTATATACTTATTATATATAATTTTAGCGTATGCTTGATGTGTCCTATGTTCAAAATGCATCCCTGGACAATACAAAAAATTATTATCTCTATGCACAATTTCCATACAGTACTCGGGAAGAATATCTAATATTCCAGATTCTTTAAGTAATAGTTGTATAAGAGGATCTGGATTGTTTTTTAACGGGTCTATTACTGCGGTTGTAAACAACGATAAACTTGAAAGGATTATTGGATTGTGGCCAGTTAATCCTTTCACTGCTTGCTTTAGTGTACATAAATTATATAAAAATTTTATAGCAAGATCTTCATTTTTATATTGTGCTATATAGCATTTTCCTAATTCTTGTTGAGTCCTGCCTGGTAGAGTATCGATCCAGCCAAATGGTTTGTCAATTATAAATTTTTTTTGAATCATAGTTGAGTCGTAAATTTCAAACCGGTGACAGCTAGTTAGTTGTATAAACACTTGATCAAATGCAATGTCTTTTGCTTTGAAAGTTAGTAAATCTGCAACCGTACGATGTGTAATACCAGTCATTGATGCTCCGGCCGCACTGCCGTTGTACACAAACAAAGTAGGATCAAGTTTGCCTAGTTCAGCAGGCCATGCTAAATTTTTTTCAGTTGTCTCCTGATTCTCAATGCTTCCAAAATGTTTACTTGCAACATAGTGTTTTGTTCGATACCATGCTTTTGTTTCTTTTGGAACTTCCCAAAACCCATCGCGATGACCAGTTGTACCATACCCGGGAAATCCCGGCAAGACCCAATCTGTTAATTCGGCACCGGCAGTAAAACTATCACCATTTACGTATATATTCATAATTTTGTAAAAATGCTCATGGCTGTTTTAGATCGGATTCCTAATTTTCTAAAATCACTGGCGCAATGTAATCTTAGACTGTCAAAAATCATAATATTCCCAGGTACCCAATCTAGTGTGGAGTGTAGACTAAGCCCTTCTAACCATCTAGATTTTAAATGAGAAAACAATCGTTCTCTATCAATAAATTTTTTATCAGTTATTCCGTCTACATTTGTATAGTCATATATCTGTTCATTGTAATACGTGTCTATATGATCATCACCTTTAAAGAATTTAGCAGGGCCGTGAAAGTAGAATTGATCAAAAAAACATAGTTTAGGATATTGTTTAATTTTTTCAGTTTCGAGTTTTAGCGGAATAGTAATGGCCTTGTAGACATTTTCCGGCAATTCAAAAGTATCATCGTTGTGTATAATATGCGGAAAGGTAGTATGGAAAAAGAATCCAGCGGTAATTTCAAACTTGCCTATATGATGTTGAATAACAGATAGTAAGTGTTTTATCACACGATCATCTAGATATGATTCTATGTTTAATGTTATCGGGCCAGTATTTTTGTATACTAGATTGTCCGCACCTTCATAGATTTTTAACAAATGATTTATATCTTCAACTGTTAATACATTTTTTATCTCTATAGGATTAGAAAAATTCTTTTTGATTTTTTCTATTTGCTCTGGGGTCCTCATGATAATGTTGTTGATTCAACAAAATCAGTAATTGGTCGAGTACTAACTAACAGGTTTTTTTGATATTTTTCTAAACTTCGTTCGAGAAGGCTTTCATATTTTTTCCAGTTGATCTTGTTCACCCAATGAAATATGAATGTGAGTTTTTTATGGTCTGGATAGAATTTAGTATGATGCTGGGTTCGGAGATTATTCCAGGCAAAACTATTTGTATCTAATTTTGTTGAAACGACAGCAGTATTTAATTTCGTGTCAATGGCTGTATTTGGTAAAACTTCTGTGACCCAAAAATTATCAACTGGGTTTTCGTCCATGACAATTCTAAATTCCAAAGGAATATCAACAAAAACGCTTTGGTCTCTATGCGGAACAATATCTTTGGTACTAGACCATATTGACATGCCTTCAATTTTTTCAAAGGGCAGATGTAGATAAAATTGTTCCCAAAGGTCGGGCCACAAGTTTTCTAAATCATTTCTAATATTTTTAGACCAAATAGATTTCGAACTGTCGTATCTGTCGGGAAACAAATCAATTGAAAGAAAGCTGCTGCCCCCTGTATATCCTGTTGCCACATCTTTATTTTGTTTTACGCTAGGAACGGCATTTTCAAAATACCAATTGAAAAATGCTTTATCTTGAATGATCGGAATATCCAGAGGTGTAAAACAGGTAGATCCAAACTTTTGTTCTAGTCTTAGAATATTTTTCTTTGTTTCGTCGTCGTGCCGATTTAGATGAAGAATTCGTTGATCAGAGAACCATTGTTTTTCATCTAAAACAAATCCAGTGTTATGTCTAGTCATATAAGATATTTACTCTTATATTTGACCCTAACAATATTTTAGTGTAGATTTATCCAAACACCGCCGGCGACTGCTCTAACTTTAGCTAGTGCAGTATCATAATACATCATACCGTTTGTCAATGTAGCGTTAACTGCTGCTGTAGCTGCTGCTTCGTTTGCAAACGTTGGCAAAACAGGAACGTTGTTAAAGACAGTTTTATAAGCGTCAATCTGTACTCTGTTGCCGTTAGTACCAGCATTGTTTGCCGCTCTGATATCTACTCTGCCAGGCACAACACCAACACCGGGAGTATTTGCTACAACACTTCTAATACCTCCAGCAGTAATATACTGTGTACCATCCCAGCCAGCAAAATTAATATCGTAGATAGGATCTCCGTTCTGCACTATGATTTCTGCGTCTCTAACTCCGCGAGCTCTACGAAGTGTTAAGTTACTTGCATCAGTAGTACTGGTATGATAATTATGTAATGCTAGAGTGTTAAAATTAGAATTTCCATTTAGACTATGAATGTTAACATTGGTAAAAAATTCAGTAGCAGCAAATTCATTAATTCGGAAAGATTCTACTTCTTGTCCTGCTACATCTTGAGTAAGGAATCTCAACCCAGTTGGGATAATTCCTGAAGATACTGCACCAAGAACCTGCGCTTGTATGGTTGCGACTGGCCGGTATGCTGCTCCGTCATGTGCATTAAAGATAATTTGATGAAGTTTATCATTGGTTTGAACAGTCTGCGGCACTGTTCGTGTGCCTCTTGATCTTCTAAATAACAATGTTCCAGCCTGGTTGCTATTAGCATGAGAAGCAAATATAATGTTATCGTCTATTTCATTAGCTCGAATTTCTAAAGTTCCGCCGTTTAAAGTTATATCTTCGTCTACATCAAGCGATGCTTGAAAACGTGTAGGAGTGTCAAACACAATGGCACTAGAATCAGCTGAAGAAATAAGGTTAGTTATCACATTACCTGTCACAACGCCGGTGACACTGCCAATAACAGGACCAGTATGTGTACCTGCGGTATTTCCTGTAACATTGCCAATAACGGCGCCAGTATGTGTACCTGCGGTATTTCCTGTAAATCCACCAGCGGCAGTTATTGCTCGTGTACGAGCATTTACAATTACTGTACTGTCGTCGCCTACAATATTGATATTGTAGTTCATCCCAGCTTCCACTCCTGCGCCCGATCCAGTTCCAATTACTACACCGTTTATCGTAGATCCTGCTGGTAAATTAACAGCCGAGCCTGTAGCTGTAATAGTAGCACTACCAAGTTTGATACTGGAACCGCTAAGGAATAAATCTCTAAATCTATAAGCTGTGCTACCTAGATCGTAGGCAATGTTTGTAGACGGAATAATGTGTCCTTTAACTGTGCCGTTTAAATTAACAGCGCCAGTTAGTGCATTTAGCAATAGCGTAGAATCGTTGGCATAATGAGAACCAATAAATCCAGCAGCATTAATAGTACCGTCGAATGAGGAAAGATTAAATGTGGAATTTATTCTACCCAATGTATCATCATAGGTAAAAGTAATGTTTTGGTGGGTGCCGTTAATCAGCATAGAGGATGCAATATCTTGTACATCCTCTGTGACCAGTGTACCTGCGGGTAATCCGCCGGCGATGGATCCGTTTCCAATGTATAATGAATTTGTTGAAGTATCCCAAACAAGTTCGCCCACAACTGGGGTATAACTCATTCGATCTGCGGTCGGTCCACGTCTGATTTGTAAGGCCATATTAATAACTCCGGGGCAATGTTAGTCTAGTATTTATGCCGTGAGCTAGAGAACGTACAGCCAAAAAAATAGGACCCGAAGGTCCTATTTTATGCTACTATATTACATTGTAGGACCGTTTCCGTTCTTAAACCCAACACTCCCACCTTCTTCTTCAATGCGTTTTAACACATCTTCAAACAATATAGGAGCAAAGTCCGGTGTTTGTTCTACGCAAACGCAGTGATAACGCACATCGTTTTCATCGCTGTACAATACTTCTCCCGTTTTAGCATCTACACCACGAGCTTTCTTCACACGATTAGCGTGAGTGTGTCCGTGGATGTTAACTCCGAAACGACCCAAACTTTCTGCGTGTACAGGAATATGACTTAAGATCATTCCGTTCATAACGTGATACGCCCGCAACTCACGGAAATGCTGTCTGTAGTCCTCATCCTTGAAAATATCGTGATTACCACGGATCAGGACCTTGTCACCGTTCAACCTACGCATGATGCCCAAGGCCTTGCGGTTGATAACAACGTCACCCAAATGGTACACCTTGTCAGTGGGCTTGACTCTTTCGTTCCAAGCCTTGATCATGGCTTCATCCATCTCATCTGCATCGTCCCAGGGACGAAGTTTTGTAACGCCGTCGTTGCGGGTAAAGCGGCATACACCTGTGTGTCCAAAGTGCGTGTCGCTTACTAAGAATACACTTGGCATATTGCCTCCTTTTTAGTAAGTTTCTTTTACAATATCAAATTCTTCTGTAGGCCATTTGGCTTTAAATTCATCAGTTTTAACATATTCGTTGTATGACTTAGCATCAAATAACATCTTGTGAAACACTGTCTTGAACGTACCTTTTGGGTTTATAGTCAAATAAACCGATTTTGCTTTGCCTGCCATATAATCCTTTACTGTGTAAGTATATATTATACAATCAACCCTAAGAGTTGTCAACCGATAATTATTTGGTCCGGCGTACAGGAATCGAACCTGTATCTATAGCTTAGAAGGCTACTGCACTATCCATTGTGCTAACGCCAGTACGTGGAGCGGGATAGGAGAATCGAACTCCTGACTAAACCTTGGCAAGGTTTCGTTTGACCATTAAACTAATCCCGCATTATTGTTTATACAATATCTGCTTTGCATCCTCAAAAAATATAGATGTATCTACAGTACGTAAGGTGAGCATTTTACGATAATTTTTAGAATTTTCATTAGACCAGCAATGATAAATGTTAGTGTTAAACAATAACATTTCGTTTGGATTAGCTGTCATTGTTTTAGCAGGATTGAAATTGTTAAGATCTTTCCAGTTGCCCCACACGTTATTCGAATATGTGTTAAATATTTTCTTCGCTGAAAATTCTGTTACTTCATCATCTGTATACCAGTGTGTTAAACATTCTTTATCGATAACTTCGATAGGTATATTAAAACTAACTTTAGCATTGCCGCCATCTTTATGTATACCACAGCCGCCTCCGGGCGGCGTGTTAAACAATGCTGCCCGGTCTCTTCTTAATCTGATAGCGGTCAACTCAGTTAACATTAAAATAATTTTGTTGGCGGCATCTATTTTATAATGCTCGTGAGTGTATCCCGGAAATTTCTGTATTAATTTTGTAGGCTGACTTTTAGCAAATTCAATTATACTTCCTAAACTATCAACGGTAAATCTAATATAGTAAGGACTACAGTCTTCAATAATTTCTATCATATAGTCAAATATATTCTATGTCTGCTGCTAGTATAAAACGATATTGATTGCTTTGTACAATTCCGGGTCTGTGCCATTGATTACTGGGATAGATCAACCATGTGTATTCTGTAGGCCTCACAAATAGTTTACCTTCACCGCCAGGACCGTTTGGCGCCATTTCGGTTCCACAGTAATCGTAATCTTTGACATCGTCGGGGATATGTAGATACATTATTCCACTTAACATTTTGGCATCAGCGTGTGTTGGATGCCAATGATGATGCCATAGATTTTCGCGATCTTCGGCACCCTGGAGATTGGTCATAAAACTCCAAGACATCATGTTGTTTACTTTGACTTCTCGGCCTAGATACATGAATACGCTAAACATAAAACTCATACGATATTTCAACCATACAGCTTCTGGTCTTCCAAAAATATTTTCTTTGGTTTGGTATTTGGGACTGTTAGTAAAGTAATTACCCTCGGCAATA